CTCCACTGTATTTGGAAATATATTAACATAGACTTTAGCCTTATTTACAGTAAATGATGTTTTCTTAAGTGGAGTTTTGGGAGTATGCTTAGAACATACTCCCTTTCCCCAGACAGGGTTATTACACCCTATCACATTACAAGTTTTCATTACATTATTGTAGGGCCTTCAAACCCTCCATTACTAGTATTAGTACTACCATAACCTCCCTCACCTCTCTCAGTAACAGAAAGATCATATACTTCTTCCCATTCTATATAAGGACGAGGAACAATAAGTATTTGCCCTATTCTATCACCTATTTGATACACTTCAGCCCATTGTGGATCTTCAGGAGTTTCTTTTGGAAAACAAATGAAATCATAAACATCTGTAGCTGTAGAAGGTAATTCTTCTGGTAAATCTGTTGCAAAGAATCCTGAAGGTTTAAACTTGAGCATTATTTCTCCTCTATAACCAGGATCAATTACTCCTATACTATTGCTAAGAATTAAATCTTTCTTAGCATTACTACTTCTAGGGAATACTAGACCTACATAGTCTTTTGGGATTTCCATAGCTAAGGATGTGCCATAAACCACACAACCGTCTTCATCAAAGATTCTTGATGTAGCCACTAAATCCATTCCACTATCATCTGCTTTCATATATCTAGGGAGCACTGCTTCACTAGACAATCTTTTGATCTTCACTTTCATCTTCTACTAAAATTTTAGGGTTTTTGTTATTTCTCTCTTTTATTGCAGTTATAATATCCTGCTTTATTTTATTATAAAAAGATTCTTCAGATAGTAAATCTGTGAAATCTTCTAAGGAATATTTAGTTCCATCATAGGTAAAAGTCTGTCCATACTTTCTACCTAACTCATATTCATTCATTAGTTCAAAGATCTCTGATATTACATCAATCCCTTCTCCATAAATGATATTGAAACTTGCTAGTCTGAAAGGAGGTGACATTTTATTCTTCACAACCTTAATTTTGGTAATATTACCTACAGTTACATCTCCCTCTTTAGCCAAGGTTTTACTTACTTCCATTCTACAATCTGAATAGAACTTTAAAGCATGTCCTCCTTGAGTTGTGGTAGGATTACCAAACATTACTCCAATCTTTTCTCTGAATTGTGAAATTACAATTAAACAAACATTGTTCTCAGAACAAGCATTTTTTAGTTTAGGATAAGCACCATTATTCAGAACAGCTTTCTTACCAATAGCACTATCTCCCATATCACCATCTACTACCTTCTTAGGCATTAGACTTGAATCACTATCTATTATAATTAAATCTACCTCTCCAGTTTTGGCTAAATCTATTGCAATTTGAAAACCTTCTTCACCATTACTAGGCTGAGCAAAAATCATACTATCAGTATCAACTCCCAGAGCTTCAAAATAATTCTTATCAACAGCATGTTCACCATCAATATAAACTACTTTTCCACCTTTCTTTTGACAATTTGCAGAAGCATGTCCACAAATAGTTGATTTTCCTGTTCCTTCCCAACCCATTAGTTCATAGATTTTACCAGCAACAAATCCTCCTGTTCCCAGAGCAATATAATCAAATCCTATAGAACCTGTACTAATTATTTCATAATAACTTGCTGCCTTACTGTTCAATGAAAGAACAGTTCCTTCTCCATAGGACTTATTTAATTTTTCCATAGCTTCCTCAAGCTTACTTGATGTAGCCTTTGCTTGTTTCTTTGGTGCTGCCATTATTAGTTTCTTTTTTAAATTGTTTCATTATAGCACTCTCATCTTCTAATGCATATCTATATTTAAGGTCTTTATACTCATCCAACATGAAGCAATCATCATCTTTTTTTATGGCTCTGAAGAAATCTAAACTTTTAGTTTCAACTGCAATGATGAAATTATCTTCATTATAACCACAAACAATTCCTTCATGTTTTGGATAAGTCATTTTCATTCCTTTAAATAGTTCAAACAATTCTTCCATGATTAGGTAAGTTGTTGTTGTTTTAGGCTAATTGCAGTTTCAGCCCACCACTCACGCTCATAAGCATACTCTTCTAAGCATTCTTGAGTTTTACAGTTCTCATACTTAATATTGTACAACTCACTTACTACATCACATACTTCAATTGCTTTATGTGGACCATATTTTTCCACAAGCTTATTAAAAATCTCTTGATTATACATATTCTTTTAATTTAGTACTCGTTAATATTTCTCTTTCTTCCTGATAAGTCTCCCAAACCTCTTGATTTGGTTCAAATACTACTCCTAACTTATTTTCCCAAAAATCAACTAAATCTTGGGTCTTATTGAAAATTCTATATTGTAAGGAAATCTCATCTTTACTTACACCATCTTTTGCTATCCTTGTTGTTTTACTAAATTCTGCTTGAAACTTTTTAGAGGTTTTAGAATATTTACCCTGTTTTATCAGGTTAAAGTCCTCTATATATTGACTATTAAGTTTGTAAACAACAATTACAAAACCATTATTATAGTCATAATCTTCTATAATATTGGTTGTTCTTTCATATTCATCATCTAAAAATTCTCTAAAAACAACTAAATCTTTGGGTTTAAACAATAAATAGACTGAATTAGGATAAGGAACTTCATGTTCAGTATCATATTCATAACCATTTATAAACCCATTTTCTCTTAGTTTGTCCTTAGGAATCTTTAAAGTTGGAACCATGAAAATTGTGGTTATTGTTTTCTTTAATTCCATTACGTTTTAATGTTTACAATCCCTTTGCTTTCATAATTAGCTTGACTGATATTCCATATATCATTGTCTTTTGCCCATTTAAGTTCCCTAATAAGAGATCTAACCCCTGGATAGTTTTTATCTCCTGCAGTGAAACCATTATAAGCATCAGCCATATCATCCATTTCTAATGTGTAAATCAAAGGACTGTAGTAATTGATACTATCACAAACTATGAACTGTGGATACTCAACAACATATCCAAAACAAGGACTACCTGGTTGTTGAACATACCAAATCATAGCTGTGTGATATAGAAAGGCTTGGATATAGGTTCTTCTATACAGATAATATTCTTTATAGAAGTTCTCTACAGACCAAGTACATTTTAAATCATAGATATGAACTATTTTCTTTTCATGATCTATAATTACTTTGTCTAGCATGGACTTAAATTCAAGTCCAAATAGTTCATAACCATCAACTTTAAACTGATTTAGTACAGTGAACCTATTACTGGTGACACAATTAATTATCTCCTTAGTAAACTCATTTGTTTGAAGTTCTTCCACTATCTTCTCAGCATTTGTTACATCTTGGTTAGTGATAACTGTTAAGTTTTTACTTCTAACCTCTCTAATCTCTCTGTAATAGATTTCAGCATCACTGCCAATAAATTTACCTAATACAGCTACTTTACTAATTTTAAATCCTGAATATATATAAGCATCTTCTACAATTTCATCAAATGGTCTGGTTACTACACCAAATCCATCTGTAGCTTCTTTAGAATACTTATACAACCCCTCTACAAATTCTAACATCAATCCTGTAGGTATGTTTACTGAGGATGACATATAGAATCTGTTATCAAATTCTTCTGGTTCAAACAAAAGTGTCTCAACCAATTTACCCATTAAAATAGCAAGATTATCTTTATCTTCTACTTTCTCCTGTAGTATATACTTTCGATAATACTTTCTTCTGTCTATACTGAAATCTTTTAGACTGGAAGAAGAATCTTTCTCAATAGTTCTATACTTACGTTCTTCTGCTGTTTTGTTTACTCCCTTAATCGCCATAGTTAAATAGTTTTAATTACATTATTAGTCTCAATCCAAACTTTAGCACCACAACTTAATGGCTTATTAGGAGAATAAATGACTTTAGCTGCGATTAAACCATCCTGACCATATATAATAGCCTCATGAGCATATACATTTGATTTATAGGTCTTACATGTGAGCACAGGTCTATTCTTTCCATCCTTATTAGCTTTTATGTTGTGTTGGTTTACGTGTATTACTGTTTTTACTCCCATTGTTTGTATTTTTACAAGTTTTACATTTAAGAGTTTCTGGATCAAAGTTGCGTTCTGTTTTACAATGATCACAATATTGATATAGACACATCATTTCTTCTTAGTATTAACATTGTCAATCTTAGTTTTTGCATCATGACAGCTCCTACATATACATTGCAAGTTATCTACTTCACAGAATAGTGCTTCTACAAAGTGAGGTAAATCGTTTGCATTTTGCAAACTTCCCACAGGAATTACATGATCTACATCAATTTCTGTACCCTTGAAATAGTTTTTGCAAACATTACATTGGTATTCAAATCTCTGTCTTTTATTTACTCCTGTATATCTACGTTTACATCTCTCTTTACAGAGTGATATAGGTTTCCATACTATGCTTCTTCTTCTTAGAGAATTTCTTATAAACTGCCAAAATGTAGCTTCTGACATAGTACCAGCATTTCTTAGCTTTACTATCTTGCTTACTCTCTTAGTTGGCTTTTTCATAACTCAAATACATTACCTTGACTTGTCAAGATTCCAAATTTACCATCTGTTACTACTGATCCATTACTAAATATAGTATCTTTTACACTTAATTTAGTTGTTCCAGCATTTATAATTCCATCATTATTATGAATATGACCAAATAGACATAATTTTAAATTTAATCTACCTAAACAATGATTTAATAATGATTTATCTCCACAAAATTCTAAGGCATTTCCTTTACTGTAAGATAAATCTAAAATACCTTTAGGAGGTCCATGCACTACTAAAATATCTGTATCATTAGGTATATTTTTCCAAAATTCATCTAATTTATGTCTTGATTTCATAAAATACCAATTATGAAATTCAGGAGTAATAGGTGAACCATAAAATTTAAATCCTTCAATAGTTACAGATTCATTCTCCAGATAGATAATATTATATTGTTGACACAATTCTCTTAGTTCTTTACCTCTATGAAAGGCAAATGCATCATGATTTCCTGCAATCAATACTTTATACCTAATATCAAGACTTCCATACCAATAGAGAAAATTTAAAGCTTCTGGCTCATTCTTATAAATATCATAGTAATTAGAAAAATCACCACTATGTACTATAATATCTATACCATTAGGAATAGTTAGTAAACCATGATAACTATGTGTATCACTTATATGATATAATTTTAATTTTTTCATAAAATTAAAAATTAAGGGAGCACTAGGTACTCCCTAATTAATCCACTACCAATTTATAACCCTGTGATCTATAGTTTTTTTCATCTCACTTAAGGATAATACTATACTGTTGATTTCTACAGAAGATATACTAGGGAAATTAAAATCATACTTACTTGCTTCAGCAGTAAATCCTTCTTTAGCTTTTTCAGCAAGAGATTCTAATTCATTAACAGCATAATCTTCATCTAGTTCCAAAGTATCAAAAGCAATATCATGTAAGATACTTGTTGCTTCATATCTAGGAACTGTCATTATTGGAAGATACTCATAACATCTACCTTTATGTTTACCAATTCCCACTACTTTCATTGGATTAATCAGTACTAATACTGAAGTATCTCCACATCCTACATAATGAATCTGATCACTTGTGAAATGCAATCCTGCTGCAGCACAATCTTGTGTACTCCAGTTACAAGATTTCATTGGCATACTTACAACTTGTCCCACTCTAATATCAAAAGTACCTGTCCAAGCATCTGTGAATCTATTCTCCTTCATATTAGGCAAATCCAGATATAAATCTGTAAGAACTCCTAGAGATTTCCCTATTCCTAAAACTTTAGATTCATTAGTTTTTGGATGTAATTCAAACCCTCCTGAGTCTAGTTTTAATACAATATAGTCATATGGATTCTTCTTCCAAACAGCTTTAACTTTGTTATAGGTATTACTAACAAAATCTACAACAGTATTATCTGATTCTACTGTCACAACATTTCTAAGAGCTACAAAGAAACCTTGTTTAGTAATTCTAAAGCTATTATCAGTTAAGAATCTATACAATTCTTTAGCTACTTCAGCTCTAGGATTTAGACAACACCACATGAAGAAATTCTTAAGCCCTTGATATTCATCATCCTTGCTCAAAGAATCCTCTATATCTGCTTCTGAGGCATATCTTCCAATAACCTCTGTAAACTTATCAACCAATAAAGGTGGTATACTTCTACTTGTGCCTTTAAGATAAACAGTGCTATCTTCTACAGTAAAGTCTTTAAGTGTGCCTAAGAGTTTGAATCCATCAATTAGGTGGCTTATTTTCTTAGCCTCTCTAACTTGATCTTCTTTCTCTTTAGCAACTTCTTTGTCCTGAATAATAGCTAATATTTCTTCTTTACTGGTAGCTTCTTTAATCCTGTTATAATGCTCTTCTGTGGCTTCAGGTTTAGTTAGAATACTTCCATTTGAAAGAACTACAGTCAAATTATTATTCACCATTTTTAAAGTAGAATAAGGTTTTTCTACTTTTGATTCCATAAGCTTATCCAAAACCTTATCAACCTTTTTAGCAATTCTTTCATCTAGCACTCTGTCTACCGAATTTTCTACTCTCTTTTTGAACCAATCTAGGCTCATCCAATCTTTGCTCATAATTTCTTTTTTTAAATAGTTACTTCTTCCGTGTTCAATACTAATTTGTAATTGGTATAGTCTATTCTAATCTTGTGATACTTAAACAAGTCTGTCAAAACTTCTTTATTTTTAAGTTTATCAGCATCACTACCAACATAAGGCATCATTCCTAGTATTGTATTAATAAAAGGAAAACCATCTAATAACTCTTTAATGTGTTTATATTCGGGATAAACTGTTTCATCATACAAGTTATGTTTCTCTGCTATTACTTCCATAGCATCAAATATTTCTGTACCACCAGTAGAAACATAGTTATTGTTTCTATAGTCCTCCAATGCTTTTAAATCATCATATAAAGATTTACTAATTGGTGATAAAAGAGCAAGTTTTTCAAAAGTGAAACGATACTGTTTCATCATTTTGTGAATTAACCATCCTGTAACTATTCTTCTGAATGGTTTAGTTTTACCAGCCATAAAAGTTTCAATTGAAATTAAATTGTGTAAGTCTAAAGATTCTGCTACTTTATATTCTCTTTCAGATAGAACAAAATATTTAATCTTTTGTTTACCATTAACAGAATAGAGTTGGTCAATTAGGGTTTCATCTTTTGATCTACCATAAACCTGTAATAGAGGCTGAGAACTAATCTCTGCTACTTTTATAACAGTAGGAGTTAGTTTACTGCTCTTACCATTTACATATCTCTGTAGTTCATCTGCAAATTTACCACTAATCTCTCCCTGAAGTTTTACTCTCCTTGTTCCACCATTAGCTGTAGATACTCTTTTTTTCTTTCTTGCATCTAACCAAGCTTGAGGAATGGTGATAGAATCAACATGTTTATAATCTTTAGTCAATTCATGAATTATATCCTGAAACTCTTTGATTCTTGCTCTCCAAGTATCTTTAGGATAAGCTCTTAGATTTAAAAGAGTCATATAATTATCATGAGTGTGATTTCTATCCTTGTTGAAAAGGCTGAACTCTTTAGTTTTCCTCATAAACTTAACTTCCTCATAGCTATTAAGAGGCAATAGAGATTTTATATAGGATTTCTTATTTCCCACAAACCCTTCATCATAAGTGAATATTCTATGGATATTTCTAGCAGAATTATATTGTAAAGTAGATTCCCAAGAAGTATTAACTTGTCTGAATTGTCCTCTCACATAGTGTTGCTGAACTTTATATTCATAAAACAAATAATCTCTGTTTTTATAAAGTAAATCAAAGTTAGTAAGAGTATAATTAGCATAAGTTGGTTTTTGAAACTGAGAAGTAGAATGTCCTTTTAGTTTAAAAGTATCAATGATTGTATTACCAATAGTAATGTTACGGATAGTACCACTATAATAATTGAAAATCTCATGAATATCTTTACAATCTAAATTGGTTTCATTATACTTATCTACCAAAGCTGTAGCAACTAAAGCTAATTTCTCAACAATAGTTTTCTTTGCTTGAGAGGTATAGATTAATTGCTCTCTATTTGGAGTTGGAAATAATCCATCACCCAAACCAAATCTTAAACCAATAGGAAGATTAATTACAACAATACCTAACTTAGCAAAATCAAGAGGATAATAAACATTATCCAAACAGATATGTATGCTAGAATCTTGATTCATTTCTGATATTTGAAAGTGTTCAGCTCTATGAATATTAAATTCATTGGTAATAATATTGTTCTGAACATTCACATCAAAATAAACACTCTCAAAATAAGAAAGTTGCTCTTGAATCTTTTCATGAAATACCCATCTATCTTGAAATTTCACAGGAATAATAACCTTAACTCCATTTCTCTCTTCTGTAGGAATTTCAAAAAGTAAATCAATAGTATTCACATCCTCTCCTTCATACATCATATATTTTCGCTCTATCCCATCTTTTCTACAAATAAAGTAGAAAGATGAACTATAAGCTAAAGGGCTTTTAAAGCCCAGTCCCATCATTCCAATTTCAGTATTGCTTTCTCTCTTGGTAGATTTTCCATATTTGCTGATGATGTTCTCCACATCATCAGCATCTAGACCTGTACCAAAATCCTCTACAGAAAATTCATAGTTACTCTCATCATTTACTTTAAGAGAAACAATAATAGCTTCTGTTACACCCGCTCTTCTGTGACTGTCTAAAGCATTACTTGCACACTCTCTCACAGATGAACCTATAGGATCAGAATATAAATTCTTACTAAGCATTTGCATCAGTACTTGAGCACTATCCATGTCTAAGCTCATACCGATTGTTCCTTGGGATTTACCCTCTTCTAAAATTGTTGATTGTGCTATTCGTTCTTGAATCATTTTGCTGGAAATTTTAAGTTCGTTAATATTCTCTTGCTGTCCTTATACATATTTTCTTGTGCACTGTCTTTAAAGAATTCTTCTGGATCTGCTATCTTAAAAGCTCTATTATCATGAGGCCCAAAAGCTATGATATAGTCTTTTCCAATATTCTTAAATTGTAATCCATTAGCAAATTTCTTTGCTAACCAGTTAACATTTTTACCATTAAGAAAATCTTTATATTGATCTTCTGTGTATTTAGGTTTATTTAATGTTATAAATTTCAAAGAACCATTCACTCCTTGGTCAACATACCAACCAAATGTAACACAGTTATTATATGCTACACCTACTACATCTCCTGTTTCTAATTCTCCTCCTATATTTAATTTTAGCTTGCTCATTTCTCTCCTTTTTTAATTAACCATAACATTTTGTAATTCAAATCAAAAGAATGAGTATCATTAAAATCCTCTTTTGAAGGATCAAAACTTCTCCATTTACTTGTTATAGAGGAGTTATGAAATGCAACTTTCACTGGAACATAATTACTAGGATTCTTTGTACTGATTTTAGGTGTTCTTAATATTTTGTATCTTCTAAATTCATTAACAACAGGAACCAGTATTTCATCTCCTTCTTCTAAATCATTTAAATAAACTCTCATAATTCTTCTCTTTTAATTAACCAACAATCTCTATCTGTGAAATTTATTCTCTTTTCTTGATTATAGTCTTTACCATCAGCTATAACATATCTTGTCTGAGTCCAAGCTCTAGTGTTAGGTGACCATCCTACCTGATAGGTAAAACTCTCCTGTCTAACCTGACAAGGGATACTACACCATTTCTGACTACCTTTCCAATTGAGAGGTTTCTTTGTTATTGAGTGTTTAGGTTGTCTTAATAGTTTAGCCTCAAACAAACTCCCATTTGCACATAGGATTACAACATCTCCTTTCTGTAAATCTTTAACTTCAATTTTCATCTTCTTCTTCATTTAATTTGTCTATTCTTCTACTCTCTTCAATCATAGCTTCTGCTATTTCAAAAGCTTCTTGAGCTATATCCATATGTCTTAAATAGCTAGATGATTTCATAATTAAACCTGGTAGAGCTATACCTGCATACATTTGTCTCATTGCAGACTCTTCTTTTCTTTCTTCTTCAGTCATGATTTCTAATTTTATTTGTTATTAACTCTAAAAAGGAACCTCCACAGGAAGCCACAAAATAGTTTCCTGATTACTATCCCATATATGTTTATCTATAAATGTAAATGCTCCTTCTGTGTCCCACATCTTTCCACTATAACTAGCAGAAGCTGGATGTTTAACAGTGAATGTTGGGTTTGTTAAACATATTGCAGGTTCAAAACTTCCTGCTTCCTTACCCATGAAAAGTACTGGTACTCCTGTAGGAGCAATTACTTCTTTCAATAGAAAGATTGTAAAGTTCTCCCATATATTACTATGACTTCCTGGTTTATCTTTCTCTACAGTTAGTGCTGTATTTAATAATAACACTCCCTGTTTACTTAAATAGCTTAAATCATGTGTGTTGATATACTCTAAATTAAGTCCATCATATAACTCTTTTTCAATTCCATTATAGAATTGTTGCAAAGTTGGTTGAACTCTGGCAGTAATACTACAATCCATAGCAACACCTGAAGCTATAGGTTGTTTATTAATGAATTTTGCATATGGATCTTGACAAACTATCACTGCTTTCAACTCCCTAATATCTGTTTCTTTGAACACTCTATAGGTATTAATTGATGCAGGTGCTATTTGCTTACCCCTTTTAGCTTCTCCTCTTAGGAATTCATATATAGGATCAAAACCCCCATTATCAAAAAAAGGCTTAATCTTAGAAGCCCATGTACCAAAAAGTGGTTCAAATTTTTTCCAATCTAACTTAGTTTTCTTTGTTGTCATTTTTTAATAATTTTAAATCATCTATCATTTGATTATAACCTTCTATTTGAGTTGTATATTTTTGTTTCTCTACAACATAAAGTTTCCCAATTAGTTGTCTATTTATCATTAGTTGTTTAAGATAACTAATTTTAACCTCATAACTTTTTATTAGTTCTTCTACTGCTTCTTTCATGATTGAGATATTTTAATAGGAACTCCTAAAGCTATTTCTAATATCGTTTCAAGATTCTCAATACCAATACATTCAACTAAATCCCCTTCAGAGGTTTCTAACCATTCAGTATTATCCTGAATGACTTTAATCAAATCTTCTGTGCTCATAATAATCCTTTTTGTTTAAAAATTTGTTCAACTCTTTCCATACCATACTTTTTAGCTAAGTCTGCCCAATCCTTTATACCATGAATAAGGTATTCTCTAGGAACATTGCAATAATCAAATCCAAATATCTTTGTTATCTGCTGAGAGTTAGTTACTCCTGTAATATCACTATCAAAACTTAATATTTGTCTTTTACTATTCTCCTTCAGATACTTCACATTCTCTTCAGTAAAACATGCTATACCCTCATTCTGGACTGCACAGGTGCTTTCTAAGAGCTTTTTAACCACCATGTAATCTTTCTTACTCTTATTGATAAAAGCGTACTTAGAATCCTTTATATTGCTTAATCCTTCCATTGTATGGATAGGAACATTATTAGGAACCCATTTCTCTTTTTTACAACAATGTGGTCTATAGATTTTCCAATGACCATTATAATAATAACCAAATCTCAAATCTGTTTCCTTAATACTGAATATTTGCTTATTGAGATAAACTCTCTTAATTGAGAAAATATCATTATCTCTTAAGTCCTGAATATCCTGATGATACTCACTCCAATAAGTTAATTCTTCTTTAAGAAATGGTCTGGTTATTACTTGGACATTAGCATATCTCTTCCCAAGTTCTTCAGGCTGCTTATACTCTGCTTTAATTTGTTTATATACAGAAGTATTAGTACTCTGATTTACTAATCCTAATCCAAAATCTTTATCAATCATCATAAGAACATCATTCATGGAACTTAATCCATAAAGAAGTTTAACAAATGTGAAACAATCTCCTTTCCATGCTGTATTAGCAAAATCAATGAAAGTCAAGTTTCCTCCTCTATTTCCTATTAGGAAAGAGGGATCTTTATCTTCATGAAATGGTGAGCGAGTAACTTGATTGATTTTCCAATCTTTATTAGGCATATAAAACCTAAATATATCATATTGGGTAATTCTTTGAAAAAGGGTTTCAGGAGTAAGTTCTAATCTTTTTTGCCCTCGTATCATTTTGTAGAGTGAAAATAAAACCCCTACCTTTATCAGATAGGGGTTTTGATTATTTAATAATCTGCTCCTCCTGATTCTGCTATTGGTGCATCTGTAGATACAGGATTTTCAGTTGCATCATACTCTTTAAGTTCACTTAACCTAAAGAAGTCTTTACAACCATATTCTCCTGTCACTTTTAGTACGAATCTTTCATAAGGTTTTAGGTCCTTAGGGAATTTTTCAGCTTTTTGTTTCAATGCTGATAATACAACTTCATCATTATAATCAATAAGTCTGAAGTGTTTTAGGGAATAAGTAGGTACAAAAGCTCTATTATATATTCCTTGATATTCTTTAGTTTCTCCTTCAGAATCTTTTACAATAACTGTTGCTAAACAACCAACTTCACCAGCCCATTCTCCACCAACTTGGTCTTTAATATCTTTAATATTACCCTTCATGAGTTTTTTCCACTCAATATCAAGTGCAGTTTCTGCATCACGATAATCAAGTTTGTTTAACCAAGCTCTCATGAATTCATATAGGTCTTCTTCTCCTGATTTAGCTTTTCTATAATCACGTTTCTTGAACCAATCTGGTAAATCATTTTCATCTGAAGCCCAGGCACAATTACCAATACTATTGATAAATTGTTGTTTGGTATCATCTTTGTTCCATCTATCCTTATCCTCTAAGAAGAAGGACACTTTGAACTTATCTGTAACATCTCCTGCTGATTTGGTATTTTCCAACCAAAAATCAATTCTCAACACTGTGTTTCCATCTCTTTCACTAATATACTCAGTAGCTTTACTGTCTTCCTTTAGTTCCATTCCAAGGATTTCTTTATACTCTTTCTCACTTGGATTTACACACAAAACATTTGCACTGAACAATCCTACTTTCTTAGTAAATTCTCCTTGTGACTCTCTTTTTTTACCTCCAATATTTGACATAACTTTAAATTTTTATTATTTGTTAATTAATTATTTGTTTATATTCCCATTTAAAGCCTCTACAACTTTTATATTTATTTGACAGAACTGAGGATATAGGTGAATGTGTTTTTAAACCTAAAAAATCTCTAGCTTCTTTTAAACTATTAAAATCCCTAATCCATATTCCTTCCAAAGTAAACTGAGAAATAGGAGTTAATCTAGCTTTTAATGAATTTTCCTGAGCTAATTTACATGGTCTTATTCCTTTATATAATTTACTTAACTTCTCTTTATTTTCTTGAGAAACTTTATAAATACCTTTTTTAGCCAGAGATTGTTTTTTTCTAGTTTCATCTGAAACTATCATGTTTGTATTACAACCTCCACCATCATTTAGGTTTACTAAAGTACCTTTACCAAGATTTCTTCTCCCATATAAAGCTATAAACTCTATTTCTTTTTGTTGTAAAAGTTTATGATCTTCTGTTTCAAATAAAATTTCTACTATATATTCAGTTTTTCTAATTATACTCTTCCAAAATGAGTTACGATAGTGTTTAGAGTGTGCTCTATAATATTCAGTAAGTTCTGTATATTTATTGGATTTAGTACCTACACCTATGTAAAACACTTCATTAGTGTCTAATCTTATATGTCTGTATACATAATATGTTTTATTTGTTTCCATAAATCATTACTTGTAGATGGAATCCCAGAAAGTTTCAGTTTCCTTAGTTGCTGGGTCATGTTTTGAAATTAATATTCTACCTTCTAATTGTGGAGCTCTGGAACCAGCAACTATTGAGTCATTTAATACATCAAAGTTTAAATATCTTTCATTCCCTTCAGCTACTAATTTAGCTAGGGCTGTTACTTTTGATGCAAAAATTCTTTTTAACTGTCCTGTTAGAGCAATCTCACTTCCTGTTACTTCTTCTTTACCATTATCTTTGATGTATTTATCAGTGATATGTGCTGCATAAATTCTATAAGGAGAAATTTGTCTGAAGAAATCAATTTGCTGTAAAAACCATTCTCTTGTGTGTCTGTATCCATATCCTTCGGGCAGGGTACTTACAGATTTAAATTCTGATTCACTTGGTACATACTTTCTTCCTACTTCAGTTCCTCCTTCTCTATTAAATTTCTTTCCTTGAATAGAACTCATATAAGCTAGGGTTCCTCCTATCTCAGATAAAGCATCTAAATCAGAAAGTCCATCAATTACCAGATAATCATACTTTCCTTTTTGTTCAAGTAAAGCATTTCTGTACTTAATGTAATTCTGAAAACTCTCCCATTGAGTAGTACTATCATTTGTATATGTGGAAAGTTTTCTTGCAGGAATATACTCATATCCGCCTTTTTCCAAATCTAATACAATTGCATTTCTTTCTCTAGTCATTGATCCTAAAATTGTCCCTTTACCCATTTTTGGAATTGATACAATAACCAAATCTCTAGGGTTAGTATTTGTTACTTGACTAATTTCGTCTGGTAATTTAAATTTCTCTTGTTCCGCTGTTTTCATAAATTTCTAATTTATTTAGTTATTTTTGGACTATAAAGATACGTTTTTTACCTGATCTATCCAAATAATTTTATCCTTATTGATGTTCGAAAGTGCTGATTCTAACCACTTTAACTGAAATTCTTTACGTGAAACAAAGATATGAATATCAGAATGTTCAGTGTCTGTGAGTAGTGCTCTTCCTAACATTTGTTCTAAATTTTCTCCATTAGAATTAATTGAAGTGATTAGAATGTTGTCTAATTTAGGGTATGTGATTCCACTACTACCTTTTTTAATTAGACAGAGTCTATTAATCTTCTGATTGATGAATTCCTGCATAACAACATCATCCTTACTCTTGCTATTGAACATAGGAAGATGAAACCTCTTGCCAAATTCCTCATTCTCTGTAAAGAGTATGAATCTCTTGTCAAGATTAGCTAATATCCACTTATTCACAGCATGATATAAAGAAGTATTTGTGTTGATGAATCTCATTCTTGACAATGCTGCCAACATCTTATTCTCACCATAACTATTCTCAACTCTATTAGTAAGCCTAGCTAATTCCTTTACATCAGTAGACCACCATTTCCTATTCTTACTACCAAACTCTCTCTTCTGAAGAGGATCTAAATCATACTGATGAATATATACAGTATAATCACTAATTAATTCATCCTTAATTGCATCTTCTGTAGTATAGTTTACAATAAGTGGTAAACTTGTTGCAATCTGAATATTTGCTAAAGTAATATCATTGTAAGTACCTGATGCAAATATCACCTTCTTATTACTCTTAGCCATTTGACCAGCAATAGGTAGTTTGTGTTCTTCAGGAATAAGATGAGCTTCATCAAAAATAACATAATCCCAAATAGTGTCCACCATTTTATGCAAAGAAGCATAAGTACAATAAGAAACATCAGGATGATATAGAATTTTATCACATTCAGCTTCCCAAGCATTCCTAATATCAATATTAGGATAACATACCAATACACTAGGCATACTATCAGATTTCCAATCTTCTCTAATTGCTTCTAAGAGAATTCTAGTCTTTCCACTTCTAACACTGGAGAGTACAATACCTCTAAATTTTGCTTGCAAAATTAGATTAATTATCTCTCTCTGGATTAAGTCCTTCTTCATTGATTTTGTTATAATATTTAATATAATCCTTAGCTTCTGGGCTTAGAGTACTAATAATATACTCTTTCATAGTGTGATGAAACATATTTAATAGGAACATCACATCTGCTCCTTCATTACGTATCTGTTCAACTCTTTCTATTTTCTCATCTACATAACCATAGCTGTTATCATATGTTTTCCACATGTCTACACAAGCTTTCTTAATTTCCTCAAACACTTTCTGTCTGGGTGGTAAATAAGCATCATATATCATCTTAAAAACCAAGATTTATCAATAACAGAAGCATAATCTGCATCTGTCATATCCTTTTTCTTGTTCAATTCCTTGAACATACCAATTTCACCATAGAAAGCTAATCCAATTCTAATATCATCACTACCATAGCTATTCTTAATAATCCTAAGACTTCTAAAGAATTTAGCTCCACTCGTATCAACAAGCTTTCCTGTATCATACCCTGAAGGATCAGGTACTTTATATCTCATTGGATCAAATAAAGCCATAACAACATCAGCATCTTCCTGAGTTGTGCTGCTATCTTTAAAATCATCCAATTGAGGCTCAACATCTCCATTCTTAATTCTAACAATATTGGAAATGTCTCTATTAAATTGACTCACAACTACAGGACTGAAACCAAAAAAATCTCTTGCATATCGCAGTTCATCAGACATCTTGTCTATGAGCATTTTTTTAGTGTTAAGATCTTTCGTTGATTTCAACAAACCAATATGATCAATAATTACAAGAGTAATAGTATTTTCATCGTTGGGAATGTAACGTTTATTATACTGATCAATCTGTTCTATATGACCATTCTCAAGAGCATATTCTTTTAGTTCTTTTGCAATACCTACAGGATTCTCAGGCCCATCAATAATAGTAATAATCTTTTCAAGCTCCTCAATATAGCCAGAATAGGATAGATACAATTTATACTCCTCATCACTCATCTTATCATTCCAACCGAGAAGCTTATTTACAGGGATACTAATTCCATGATCTAAGAATATCTTCCTAGCCACCCATTTAGCAATCTTATAAGTTCTACTTCTCTCCATAGAACGATAAATGATTTTGAGTTTTATGTTTGTCTTGCCCTTATTAGCAATATACCAGTCACAAGGATTTAGTATGAAACTATCATCTACAAAGGAAGTCTTACCACTTCCAGTAAGACCTCCTATTAGATAATACATACTTTTTCTTATTCCTATATAATGATTAAGCCTGTTAAAGCCCATTGGTATTCCACGATTTCTACCATCACGCCCTTTATTAACTTCATCAGTTAATACATCAAAGGAGCTCATAAGTATCCTTTCAGTCTAAGAATATATCCTAGTGCTAAAAAACATATAAGTGCTACTCCTACTACTACATAACAGCCTCTAAAAAAGCTTTGTTTCTCTTCAGGTTTCATAATTTCTATCTTTTAATTGATCTCTCATTCTTAGAATCTTCTTAATGTGTTTATGCATTCTGTTTCCTAAACACCATGCACAACCTCCATGACATCTACATTTCTTATCAAATCTCTTAGATCTGGTATAAGGTTTTCTATTCGTTCTACTCATACTCCATGTTTTAACATTGTTCTAATCGCTATAAAAAATCCTACGAAGAGCACTATTATTAGTACAAATGCTAATCCTACACTTATAAGTCTTAAGAAATCTAAGTTAGGATATTCCATACCAATAGCACCAATAATTATATCTACTAATATTAATAGAAAAAGAAAGGTAAGTGGACTATTTTTAATGAACTTTATCATAATATTTATTTATCAAGTATTACTCTTGCAAATGAAGTATCTTTCTTCATCTCAGACATTAACTGTTCTGCAGTCATAGTTTTAGCTTTCTCAAGCATTTTATCTTTCTGATCAGAAATATTCAAATCTACTGCTGCATCTTTAGCCATACTTTTCAATTGTGTAACTACAAAGCTGCTTAATTCTCTTGGAATTTGCTTAGATATACTATCTGTAGTTAAGTAATTTAAAGTCTGGCCTCCTGCTACAATAAGAAGTGCATCTTTCTTATTAGGAGTAAATATAAATAGACTCCAGAAAAACATCATAAAAGGATATGACCACCACATCCATTTTCTAGCCATAGTTTGTGCTTCTTTATCACCTTCATCACCTAGAGTAAAGTAACATATAGTTGATATAAATGAGATTAGTGAGAATATTGACATAAACACAATAAAAAATATTTTAGCATTGTCTGCTACTGTTAACCAATAAAATAATTTCGTATAATTCATAATTTTAATTTTTAAATATCTGTTCCACCGCTTGTATTAGACACACTGTTTGTAATTGGAATTCCTTTTTCAGCTAATTCTACAAAAGGAATATAATGACCATCATTGATAAATGTATAGCTATTCTGAAGATAAGTAAGCTCATTAGATTTTTTCTTTAAAGAAGCTTCTTTCTTAAGCATTACAACATACTTTGTTGCTTCAATTATATCTTTAGCTGTATAAATTCCTTCATTAAGAATGGCATTAAATTTGAGCTTACATTTCTCTTTTTGTACTCTCATACCTCTGCTACCTGTAAAGACTCTTCCTTTATATTCAAAGTGGTCAGTAGATGGATAAGACTCCCACCATTCATCAAATTCCTTTGTAGATGGTTTCTTCTTCACAATAGCTTTAGCAACCTTAGTAGCCATAAAATCAAGCAAATCTTGTCCAATAAGAGTAATTACATTAGTGTCAGTAATTAAACCTTTTCGTATTAAGCTCTGATGTAAAGCATCTAGCTTCATACTGTCTGTAATAAGTGGGTCTATGATGTGACCCTCCTTAATAAGCATAAGAAGAAATATATGGTCAAGGGTGAAACCTTTTTTTGATAGCTCTTGCCAATGCTCTTTTGTTAATTTTATTATCATTTTTCTTATGTTTAACTATTACTTTAGCTGGTTTTTGTTCATATAAATGTTCTTCATACCCATTTATTAGTTGGAAATAATGTCTATCACTCTCCAAGGACCAATCGAAAAGATCTATGAAGTTAACTGAATAATCTGTCATAATAATTTTAATTAAGTTGATTTTTTCTTCTGCCAATTAGTATAATTACCATTCTTTAATCTAGATTTAACCATTTTTTCTCTAGTTTCTTTACTTATAGATCTTTTTTTGGCAGCAATTCTCATATTCTCCCTGGTTTCGTCTGAGATAATTCTATTTTTCATGGCTTCTGAAACCTTTTTACAAAATTCAGGAGAACGTTTTAAACCTTGTAGTTTTACAGAAACTTTTTTAGCATGCTCTCTACTAACTATACCTGCACCACCTTTCCCACCTTTAGCAGCATTAGTTAATTTAAATCCCCATGATCTGAATAACTCAATATACCATTGCTCTAAAAATTCCCAGTCTTCATCTAAAGTTTCATCTATTATTACCATTTCTGGAGCTAATCCTTTCTTCTTTAATGAATTTAACCAATTATCTTTATAATTATTATATTTAGAACATTTAGAAATATGTTCGTTAAACCTAGATCTAGGTTTATTAGTTTTTCCTACATACCTAACATGTTGAGTAATAGGATCTATTAGTATATAAATATATGTTTTCATACTATAAATATACAAAAAAGTTCTTATTCCTAGTTAAAAATCGCTCTCTTTTTCCCAATCAAATAAATCAACAAAATTAATTGTATGGTGCATTGTTCTTGATTTTTTTAAGTTTAAAAGTATCTTCATCTTGTTGAATAACTTTATAACTTCCAACAAAATTTGATACTTCATCAGTATTCATAGGGAAAGAAAATTGTTTGTTTTTAATAGAATAAGTATGATGACTATCTATGTTAGGTCTTTTTATTATCATAGTACTAACTAGAAAAATAATACTATCCCCTAATAATTCTGTAAAATCTTTATTCAAATAAAATCTTAATCCTGTTCTAGATTCGGTATTAGTAACTCGTACTTTACCTACAATATTTTTCATAATATTAATTTTTAATTCTCAAACCGAAAGCCAAATTAAACCATTCGAATGTATCTGAAGCTCTCTTAGAATTGCATTTAAAAATCTTTTTGATAAGAGTTACAGAATATTTTTTAAATTCCTCATATTGAACTAGAGTCATGGTATTATTAAAGTACCAATTATCATCGTCAAGCGTGTCCATCATTGTTTTCCCAACCATTTCTAATTCTTTTTCAATCAGATGTCTGGTTATGTTCTCCCTGTTGATTTTCTTTTCCATCATTTACAAATTTTATTGCTCTCTTATGTCCTTCTTCAGCTTCGTCCCAAGTAGAATAACGCTCTTGATATTGATCAGGTACTCCTCCAAATATCATTGTTTCAAATAATAATGGTGGCTCATCTCCATATGAATGATCTATCCCTAGGAATACAGTAGAAACAAAAATCTCTCCTATATAATCCTGTTTAACTATTCTATTATTTATTTCAAAGCCTTTAGCCCACTCAATTACATCATTAACCATTACAGGTTCTTTACCATTTAAAATATATAGTCCACTCATAGCTTTAGTTATTTTGCTTCACCCCAAGAATTACCTATGTTGGCATCAGCTTTAATAGTTAAATTGGTTAAATAATGATTTCCTGCTTCAAGCATAGCACTTTGTACTTGATCTCTTGCAAGTTCTGAATACTCTTCTGGTGCTTCAACAACAAGTTCATCATGAACAGAATTACACATTAAGACTATCCATTGTAGATTATTATCTACTATCCAATCAAATAGAATTAGAGCAGCTAACTTAATCTGATGAGCTGAGCGTGATTGAACAGGATTATTTAAGCAGAGTCTTTGATACTCAGATTTCATTTTGAAGTACTTAGAAACAAATTTCTTCTTCTCCTTATACAATTCTACAGCTGAAGGATGTTGAATGGCATACTTATTGCCCTTCTCCTTTTCATCTATGAACTTTTTATAATCAGTTTTACCAATTTTATATTGTGTCCACTCACTTCTTGTAATAGCATCAACCTTAGCTTTTGATGAGAGAAACTCATCAAAGAAAGGAAGTTTCAGCTTCCAACCATCTGCAGATTCAATATATCCTACTTTTATGGCTTGTTGAAATACTTTCTCACCCCATTCATATAGTCCTGAATGTAGCTCTTTAAAACCATTCTCAATTTCTTGAGCTCGTTTTAAAGGGATACCTTCTTTCATATGGATGGTAAAAGCATTTCCTCCATAAGACATAGCAAATCTTGGTGCTTTAGAGGCATTACGCTTATCTTTGTGATCTTTCACAATCTCCTCATCAGTAAGTGATTCAATCTCTGGGTAGAGCACTCTAGCTAATAAACAATGCAAATCTGCTCCTTCAAGAACTGATTTAGTCATTGCTGCATCTCCTGATAAATCAGCTGCTACAACAGTTTCCTGACCACTATAATCACAAACAATTATTTTATTACCTTCATTAGCAACAAAACAATCTCTTGTGGCATGATCTGCAGGGAAATTTAAGAAATTTATCTCTTTTCTTCTGGTTGAGAGTCTTGCTGTATCTACCATTGGATTGAAATTAGTATATATTCTTTCATTCTCAATCCTTTGATATATACCTTCTCCAAATGTACTTACTCTATGATTAGCATTTTGAAAGTTAAGCCACATCTCTACAAAAGGATGTTTGGATTTGCTTATAACATCTTCATTGATGCTGTCTTTTCCATACTTATCTAACGTTGGAATACCAAACCCTCTGAATATCTTTAGCATCTGTATAGGAGAACTAACTGAAACAGTTATTCTCTTTACATTCTCAAACATATCCATTTGTCTGTTGGCATAGAAAGGAAGATTGTCAAAGATATATTCTACAACAGTTTTCTTCCATTTCTCAGAATCAAGAATATCTTGCTCCATTTTAGCTTTCCACTTAGTGGGGGAAATAGGAAGACCACATTGCTCCATATATGCAAGAGCTCTGACATATTTACAGTGAAGTTGGTAAGTAGGCAAGAATCCTCCATGATAGATTTTATTCCACATATACTCTTCAAGTTCTATAAGCCTATCAACATCATTAAAGGAATATTCTATAGTACTAGATTGACTAAGCTTGACAATATGAATGTTCTTTTGTTCTGTTTTATCATACTTTACGCCAAGCTCTCGGTTCATAACAAATCCAAAATCATGTCTTTGTGTAGGGTCTCCATTGTATAATATCTTGCTTGCAAGCATTGTATCTCGCACATCCTTAGGCCAAAAGTCATGTTTATAGAAGAACCCAAGATCAAACAGGATATTATGACCTACAAGAACCTTGTCTTGTATATAAGGAATAAGATCTTCAAACTGATAATTATCATCATACATATGAATTATATAATTATCCTTTCCAGTACCAATTTGAGTACAGAATATATCATTATGCCTTGCTACTAAACCTGTGGTTTCTGTATCTATAGCAATCTTATCAGGAAGTTCCATGTCTTCCAAATTACAGAAATTATACTCCCCTATTTTAGAGAAGAATTCAGGGTGTTTGGTGATTATATAATTCATATGTAGTTGATTTTAGTATTATACAAATATACGAATTACTGTTCTAAATCATCTGGAGTCCAACCTCTTTGAACATCATTAAACTCACTATCAATAGGTTGGTCTTCTATATGTCCACAACAATCACACTGTTCAAATTCAAGTTCTATTACAGGATAATTACGATTCCATACACATGTACAATTTTTATCTATAACAGAAGGAGATTCACATACCTCACAGACTTTGATCTTTACTATGCTCATTTTTTAAATGTTTAAGTGACCAATGGCCACATTGATTAAGACACTCCCAAAGGATATTATATTTATCATCACTCACTACAGACAGAATAGCATCTGGTCTGTTAGCTGCACTACAACATTCTTCTAGTGTTCCAACCAGAAGAATGTATTTACCATTGTCTTCAGTGTCTAATACACCATCATTCCCTAAAGCAAGAAATCCTGCTCTAGCATCTAGTAAAAAATAATTATTCTCCATTATCATCCTCCTCTTCTTCTTCTACATATGAAAGAATTACTTTTCCATCAGTTGTAGCAATATCTCCATCTTCATCACACGTTAAATCTACCATACCATCATATTCATTGATGATAATGTTAATGTGAACATCTGAAAGAGGAACTAATTCTCCTTCATCACATTCTGGACATTCATCAAACCATCCAATCTCATTTTCTTCTGCTAATATTTCTTCATCATCTCCTGGAATGGTAATTACCATTTTCACTGGTGCCCCATAAAGGCTCATAAATAATTCTGGTTCTTCAGGAATATGTTCTAATGTAAAAAATAAAGATATGGGTTCTATAACCCCTACAGTAATTTTACTTAGAAAATGCATTCCTATTTCTAATTCTAAAGGCATATAACTTACAAAAGCAAGTTCTCCTTCTAATAAATATGTTTCATTCATAGTGGTTGTTTTTTATTGGTTTAAATATTTGTAATTCAATTTTTAGTCCCATTCTCATTATTAGTTTATCTCTTGCTTTAGCACCTTCTAAAGGACTATCATAATATCCACAATGATGAGTTCTTCCTTCATATGTAACACAAGATTTAAACTTTTTAGTAACTGGAACCCAAAAGACTCCTTTATATGGTGATTTAGGTGATTCTGGCATATTACTTTTTCTCAAATTTAAGTTTACTAATGTCTGGAACATTTTTCAAGACATTCTTCCAAAATTTATGATTATATTTCCTTTTAACTTCTTCAGCTCTCTCTTTGAAAGAACTATTTTTTACTTTAGTTTCCATAAGTTTAGATTTAATTTGTTCGTTATAACTCTCATTATACTTTCCTCCCATTCTATGATACCATTGTATAAATGCTTGTAGTGTGTCCATAATTAAAAATCATCAGTTACACCGTTATAAGCAAATGAACCATCCATATTACATTCTCCCCACCACTTATCATAACTTTGATTATCAGAGTTATATTTATCTCTCCAATCTTTACCATACTTAAGATTAATCTCTTTTCTTGCCATATTTATAGCATGATTTTCTTCTTTTTCTGTAGTACAAGATTTTTTCTTTTCCTCAATAAGAATAGCTAATTCTCTTCTAATCTTTCCTGTTGTTAATTTCTGTCCTTTTTTCATGTTGTTTTATTTATAATTCATTCTCTATAAAGTTTTTAATTTTTAGTACTACTTCATCAAAAGTATCTCCTTCAAAATCTTGACTTCCAGTTGTATTTCCTCTCTTAAATTGTACACATCCTTTTGCATACCATACACCTTTATCAAACATTTTTTCTCTACAATAAACAGTAATATCTTTAATACAGTCTTTACTAAAAGGATCTGTAACAGTAGATAACTTATTTAGTTTTTGTTCTCCTATTCTTTTGAAAAAATCCATATTATTTTTGTTTTAATAATTCTTCTTTTTTTCTTGCTTTATAAAGCCTATGATATTCAGCTCTACAATCATCACACTGATGTGTAAAAAGCCCTTTAGATGTTAATTTAAACATACACAAGGGCTTGGGATCAAAACATACGTGACAAGTTTTAAGCTGCATAACTATTGATATAAAAGTGTAGTTTTTCCATCCATTAGTGTAACAGATATTCCTAATTTAGGTTTTGTATATATATCAAATAATAACTTAAGACCATCTTCTTTTCTTATATACATAGCAGTATAATATTCTTCTCCATCAGCGTCAGTTTTCTTTGTAAGAATAAATGGTGGCATTAACTCAAAAATAGACATACTCCCTTCTGTAGGTGCAGGATAAAGGTTAATAATGGTTTTATCAGAGGAAATAACAAATTTCATATTTGCTTTTACAGGAGTAGCTGGCATTCCTGAATAATACCCTAATTGATTGTGATACTCTCTAGTTTCCTGTGCTGTTAGCACTACAGTTAGCATAAGAGCTACTACTAAAAATAACTTTCTCATAATTAATAATATTGAATTATTGTTCCTGTAATAGGGAAAATGAATCTAATTCCTTTTTTAGTATCATCATAAATTTGAATACCTACTAAAGTATTATAATCTATAAAATTATACATACCCATTGTATAACCATTTCCAGCATCATCATAACTATGTTTCATTTCATCAGCTAGATCAAAATAACTAAATTTACCTCCTTCTTCCTTTGTCTTAACAATATTTCTATTTTCATAATACAAATAAGTAGTAGTATTCTTTAATTTAAATACAGGTTCCTCACCTTTTTTAGTAGTATAAATTGCAGTATACTCTCTTAGTTCTTCAACTTGTGCTGTTAGCACCATAGTTAGCATCAAGGCTAACCCTAAAAATAACTTTTTCATAATTATTGTTTTTTAGATTATTCATCTTTATATTCACGAACACATTTTATTTTTTTTATTTCAGAAAGCCATTTTGTAGTATCTACATTTCCCATACCATCAACATGACAGTATTGACCAACTCTTTTAAGTTCTTTTCCTTTTTTATCTAAAATAATTACAGGACATATCATACCAAATTTGTTATCTTTTGATATTCTATGTAAGTCATCTACAATTTCTTGTAAATTATTTCCTTTAGGTTTAATAAAAGTCTGTGCGTCTGTCATAAACCAAAATGATGCTCTTCTCATAACTATTGTTTTTTAAATTGTTTAGCCTGCCATTTAGCCCCTTCTTCAAAAGCTAATCTTTCCATAAATTCATTAGATTTAAAATAAATTTTACTTGCTGCTTCAAAAGCTTCCATTGGATCTTCATCTGTTTGTTCAGGTTCCTGTATATCCAATTTATTCATAATCTTGTCTAACTTCTCAGTTTCAATTCTTTCTAGTCTCTTAAGGATTTCTCCTATTTCAAAGTTTGATTCCTTATTAGTTTCATAATCTGCTTCAGCTTTAACTCTATCTCTTGCATTCTGTCTATTTTGAGACATCATAATAATAGGTGCTGCGTAAGCAGCTTGAGTGCTGAATAATAGATTTAAGAGAATAAAAGGATATTTATCCCATTCATACATTATACCTAAGATATTCATTACCATCCATAAAAATACAATAATTGTTTGAATAATAATAAATCTCCAACTACCCATAATACTGGCTACATTATCAGCTAACTTTTCAGAAAAGGTTCTATTGTCCTTATATTTTTGATGCCAATTCATTTCTTTTTATACTTTGTTTTTTAATAAAAATAGGAAGGGTTTTATCCCTTCCTATTTACTGGAAATAATTAAGAATTACTTAAAACATCGCTTACAACTTTTTCAACCTCAGTGAAATATCCTACATCATGTAGTACAGCTTTCAAAGAGTTAGCCAAAGCTAGTTCATTGGTTACATAATTATCTTTAGTTCTTGACAAAGCAACTTGTCTCAAATAAGATTTAACACAACCTAAGAATTCATCTGCACCAACAGTATTGTCTCCACGGATAACCATTGTAGACTTAACATTTTCAATAATCTCTGCCATAAAGGCTGGAGCAATGTTACTACTACCTATCAATTCATATACAGGAGTAAAGTTTCCTTCAAGATTGATTTTCTTGCAGAATGCAGCAACATATTTCTCTGCTGTAAAAGCATCCAAATAAGACATGCTGATAATTGTACCAATTCTTTTTCCTCTTAGGAAAGTTGGATCAATTTGCTCCAAGTGATTAGTAGTGAACAAAGCAATTACATTCATGTCCTTAGTATCTCCACCATCTAAGGTATTAAGAATATCCTGGAGAGCAACAGTTCTCTCTCCTCTGGTAACCTGGTCAATATCTTCAGTGAAAACAATGATACCATTACCATTTTTGTCCAAAGTTTTAGCCATTCTCAAAGTGTCAGCAAGCAACTCTGGAGATTTCAAATAAATTGCTGCCCAATTATGCTCATTAGCCAATTGAGCCAGCTTAAATGCTAACAAAGTTTTACCAGTACCATATGGTCCCTCAAGGATTGCACCAAATTTCATTGGAATACCTGCTTTTTTACAGTTTTCTGCATGAAGAATTCTTGCATATAAAGGACTCAATGCTCCTTCAGTTTCTTGAGAAAGAATCATGATTTCTTTATCCAATCCTTTCAAATCCACAATTTGTGGCTGACCACCATCAATACTGGCATTGATTTCAAAAGTTTGATTTTTGTAGATACTATCAGTGTTTAACAATTCTTTAGTTCTAGCAATAATCTTGTCAATCAAAGGATTAAATTTGAATTGACATTTTCCTCTCACATGAAGAACTTTTAAGTTATTAGCATATCCAATTTGGATAATAGCACCTTCTCCCATGTCTGGTAAATCAATATTACCATAAGGAACTTTTTTACGAGTACCGTTTGCCAATTGAATATCAATTGTGTCCATAGGTCTGTCCCCACCACCTGATGGTTGTTTACCTGCTTGAACATGAGCCACACCAATAATTTCCTCAATAGCTCTATTCAACTGATAGATACCATCATTCATGAAACATGGAATTTTGTAATCGAAATTGGTCATACGACCAGCATTTTCAATTTCACTTTCTAAATGAGCTAGAATCTCATTGTAAGGTTTGGTACTTTGACCAAGTTTTACCAATTCAGCTTTTTTCTCTACTTCCCAACTTTGTTGTACGATTTTAATTGCTTCCATACTAATTTAATTAATTGTTTTACTTTGTTTTCCGTTAATGTTAAGCACCCTAAGGTTACAAAACCATTTTTTTTTGTTAACTCTAATGTGTTTGTTAATTGTACTCTATCTAAATCACTCTCAAAAGCTTTTTTAATAATGTAAAAAGACACCGAAGTGTCTTTATACATAATTAAAGAATTGTTCTCATCTAACTCAATAGGAAGTCCTTCATCGCTATATGTGAGTATCATGGTTTCAGAATCGTTCCTCCAAAACCTTTTTAGCATACTCCAATCCTTCACTAAGTCTATTCACCTCTTGATAAGCCTCAATCTCTCTTTGCAAGTTATAAGGATTAGCACGCATACAATCATAATACTTTTGTGTAGCTTTGGTTAAATCAAAAGCTGTTTGAGCAATGTTAACCTCCAACTGAGATTTTGCTTTTTGTACATCTAATGCTAACTGCTCTGATTGGATCTGAGTGTCTGATTTCGAAATTAGGTCTGCATATTTTAATGATGCTCCCTGTGCTGGTACTTCCTGATCTTTTTTCATCTTCTTTAAAATTTTTTGTTTTATAAAATTGTTTAAATTGTTCCGTTGTAATTAATGTATAACCTTCTTGTACCTTCAAATCTGAATGCATTGGTTCTCCTGTTGGTGGATAATGAAAATAATTATTATACCTACCATTCTCTGGTCCTGGACTAACTTCCCAAGTTTCTTTATAATGATACCATTCATAACTATGGTCTCTAAGAAATTCAGCAATAATAGCTCTATTATGCTGACCAACTTTTAAAGCCCATTTATCAGGAAAATAACAATCATCTGGAGTTAAAGGATATTCCTTCACATATGCAGGTAGAGGCTCTGGATTTCTTTTGACATTTTCCAGCTCTATAAATTTCCCTGCTTCAATACAAGCATCTAACCAAGTTATTTCCTCCTCTGATGCTAAACGTACTTCTCTACCACCTTTAATCCAAGGAGTATTCCTTGGCTCAAAATTAAATTTACCTTTCATATTAGATAAATATGGTCCATTAATACGTTCTTTATCATTAGTATTAAATCCTGTACATTTTGTAACCATGAATTTAGTAGAATCATCAATAAACCTAACATAATAATACCTACCTATTTCAAAATTATCAATAGTTGGTGCTTTAAAATACCCCCATCCTATTTTAGATGGTTCTACAGGAGTAGTTATAAATGGTTGTAATTGAGAAATGTCATATAATGATTGACTACTACTTGAAGTTACTCCCCATACACTATCTAAGTTCCAAGCTATTCCTCTGTAACCTTTAATTATACCACTAGAATACTGACGATTTTTCTCCAAATAGCTTTTTAATTCTGGAGTTGGATTCCAACATACTCCTCTTTCAGGAAACTTTTTCAATACAGGAAACACACTTACTTTAGGAGGCACAAAACCTTCAGGCATAAGTTCAAACATATTTTTATTATGAGCCTTACCACCATAATAGTGTCCCTCTTTATAAGTAGAATCTCCCCAATGTTCATTATCAGCAGAATCCACATGTGAAAATAATAAATAATCACCATTTTTTAAATGATAATGTTGTATACAGCTGTCATCAATTACCTTGAGATATCTTCCATCTAACCAATGCTCTTTGTATTTCATAAGTTCTCTGTGTTGAGTGATAGTTGCCCATTTCTTACTACCAGCAAAATAAACTATTGCTGTCCAAGAAAAAGAATCTTCTTTACTTTCCTTAAAAGAAGAAATTCCATTAATATCTTCAAGAATTATATTACCACATCCTTGTTTCTTTAATATAATATCATCAGGAAGTTCAATAGTTCTATCAATATGAGGTAATTTAATCCTTTTGGCAGTAAGAAAGCCTCTTATTTGAGCCTCTTCAATTGTTGGCATTTTACTTTAGAAAATACTTCACCCCATTTACGATTAACCATTGAAGAGTTCTTGGATCCACTTGTCTGGAACGTGTATCATAAGTTTTAGTTGCATCACGACCAAGTTCCATATCAATGAAATGAATTCTTCCTAAATCATCAACTTTTCCATAATGACGACCTTTGATAACTCTCAAATGTCCAGGAATTATTTTAGTAATAGGATTTTCAATCAAATCACTTAACAATGCTGAAGCACTACTCAAACTTGCGTTTTGAATTTCTTGAATTTTAGATGCTTTTTCAGATTCAAACTCTTTCTTACTTTTCTCTGTAGATTTCGTAATGAAAGATACAGACATAGCAATACGAGGGCTGTTAATAAAAATCTCTGCCAATTCAGTCATTGATTTTGGTTCCTCAGAATCATACCAATCTGCAGACACTGTAATTTGGTCTACATATTTTTTACCTAATGTAATTTCGTGACCAAAATCATCTGTCACAATAACCACATCACTTTTTACCTCTTTCACTACATAGAAAGAAGTTTCACTAAGGATTGAACCTTTGCTTACTCCTGTTGTTGTTGAAGGAGCTTTTGCTGTTTTTGAAGTCATAATATTAAAAATTTAAAGATTAATTAATGTCTTTGTAGAAGCCTATGCTAACATCTTCTCCTTTAGAAACCTTAGAAGAGTATGCACTTCTTGATAGATTGTTTGCAGTAAATGATTTTTCCATACCTTGTGCAGTATTATCATGAACCAAGGTATTAGATTCGTGAAAATGTAGGATACTTTGAGCATATTTAACATCTACATCAGTACCTATGAATGTAAATGTCCACCCTTGAGTAGATAATTCTTTAATAGCACTGGCAATTTGAGCTCCTTTATAATGTCTTGAAGAGTTCTCCTGGCCATCAGTATAAACATTTACCAATACTTTCTCATCACTTTTAAGACCACTTTTTATATGATCAATAGACATACCAATAGCATCAAATAAAGCTGTACTTCCTCTTGTTTCTCCTTTCACAGATTCAACAATTTTAATAGGAGTCTTAATATTTCTGAAGATAATATCATCAGAGAAATCACATAGAGTGTAAGTATAATCTACAGGAATAATATCCTCTTTCATTTGCTTAATACCCATGTTAATACCCTTAATGGCAGAAACAAACTTACCACCACTCATTGACCCACTAGCATCCAATACATCTACAACATGTATAGTTATACGTTTGCTACTGGAAGACTTTTTAGTTTCTACTTTAGCAGTAGATTTACTTGACTTACTAGTACTACTACTAGTCTTACTAGTGCTAGGCTTACTAGAGCTAGTAGAGCTACTACTACCACTAACAGGTGAGGAATAGAGAACATTCCCTTTCCCACTAAATATAGCTCCTTCAAGAAAAGCTAATAACACACTGTAAGAGCTAAAACCTAACTTTTTAGCTCTGCTTTCTCTTGCAATCTTGTTTGATTGTTTTAGAGAGTGCAATAATTCTGAATTTGTTTTTGAACTTGACATAATATTTGATTTAAAATTGTTACTTATTTCTGTTAGCTCTACCCCACTCTTTAAGAAGTTGTTGAGCCATAGGGTCTTCCATGATTTTAGAACTTTTCTCCACCAAATAGGTAAGAGAAAAGTAGATCAATTCATTATAGGTATAAAAATTTTTAATAAATTCTACAAGGTCTAAAGGCACTATTTCTTCTTTATGTAGTGCTTTTTTGGCAATAAACATAGGAAACTCAGAACATCTCTCTGAGAGTTGTTCTGCAGTCATTCCTAAGCTTTCTAAAATTCCATCTTGTTCAGTTTTCATTTTAAAATGATTTTAAATAATTTTTTAAACTCATCTGGGTCTTGTGTTGATAGCTTAAATTTATCTTTATTAGCTATCAAAGCTTTCAAGAACTCAGAATGATTATAACCTTTTTCTGTTGTAACAAAATTTACATAACTAGAAATAAACATTCTATTAGAAGATCTATCTAATCTAGGAATTACTTTCATAGCATCAGTAGCCTTATTTAACAATGATACACCCAAATCTTCATCTTCAATTGAAAATTGACCTTTTTTAATCACTCTGGTTATATTACTATTACCTCCAGCTCTAGCATTAGAACTGTTCTCCATTAAGATTTCTGCCAATTGCTGTAATTCAATGTCATAAATATTGAAATAATTCTGCAATTTATCATAGTCTTCACTAATTGATGACCAAGCTTGTATATAATCTCTCATGGACCATGATTTAGAAGAACTATTTAGCAGGGAGATATTATCCACTAAGTCTATATGATCATAAACATTTATTTCGGTATAAGGAATATCAATTCCAAGTCTCAATAGAGCATGAAATAAATGTTGACCATCTATTATATACAAAGCATCTTTAACTCCTAAAAAGTCAGCTTTAGCCACCACTACAGGTCTAATAACACCCATACGTTCAATTGATTTAGCCATTCGTGTAACATGACTAGGCACTACAGGTCTGTTTATGCCTGCTAATAAAGAAAATCCTTTCTTTGAGTTAGCTCCCAATGTTTTAATTTCTAATTTTTTCATTTTTGTTCGATTTTGTGTTCCATTTATATTAAAAAAATACCCACCCCTTTTCAGGAGTGGGTATAAAACTTTGTAATCTATGCTTAAAATTTATAACCTAAACCAAAACTAAAATGTTTAAGATTATCATATTCTGTACCTAATACCCAGCCTTTATCTTTTCCTGTAAATTGAAGATAAGCAACTGTTCCATAGTACAGATAGGTATTATTTTGCCCATGACCACATGGGTTCCATCCACCTACTTTTCCACCAATACTGAAGTTTTTGGTAACATCCTGAGTAAGGATACCATACTCAGTTTTGAAGTTATTACCTCCAGTAATACCTGCTCCTAAAGAATACACACGTTCTTCTAAAGGTTTAAAAGAAAAAATAGCTTCAGCACCAGTAGAATTACCAGTGTTGTACACTCCAAGAATTTTAGTTTGACTGAAACCAGACAAACAGACCAGGAGCATAAGCCCCAAAAGTAACTTTTTCATAACATTTATTTTTAAATTAAAAATTAGCACCTTTTCTTATAGCTTACCGAGTTATCAGTTACGGAGCTTGTATAAGAGGTAAGGTCACGCGATTCTAGTTTGTAAGGCTCTATAAGAGTTTTAAAACTGCATAGCTTTTCGAATCACTGCTGAGAGCTCCCAATGGTATATAATAGCATATCTCATACAGCTATATCCATTCTATATATTACTATATAGTTTCTATCAGGGTTTAGATTTTAATTTTATGACCTATTCAGAATTAATCCTGAAGAAGTACCAAATACATTGTTTGCTCCATAAGGACTTGTACCTTTTTCAGCCCAAATTCTTTCTGTTTCAGCTCTATATAGTTCTAACATTTTAGGTGCTGACATAACTTCTTTAGTTTTAGCATCATATTGAGCAGCTTCATAATTACCTTTAGCTACTGCTACCTTTCTTAGAGCTTCTTGAGTAGCCTGTTCAGTTTGGCTTCTAATAGTTGCTGTTTCCTGTATAACCCTAATCTTCTTATTGATAGCATTTCTATATGATTCTGGTAAGTCCATCTTCAAAATAGATAAGTTATCAAGAAGAAAACCTTCTTTCTCTAGCCTTACAGCTAATGTTCTTGATACATTTGTTTCATAGATATTTCTATGTTGCAACAAACTATCTGATGCAAAGTTAACGGAATTATCAACAAGTTCCTTTCTAACCAGGGCTCTAATTCGAGTTTTTATTAAATCTTCCATTGGAACTCTGTACTTAATGAATAGTTCTGCAGCTCTATCTCTTACCAATCTTACATTTAGGGCTACATCTAGCCCAAAGGATGCTCCATCTGCTGAGGTAACATCAATTTGTGAAGTTGTTTCTTTGAGCCACTCAACATGTTGCACGCTTGTAGGATAGGTAAACACATCCTGGGTTGGTGGAAAATACATAATGAATCCTGATTCCATCTGGACATTTGGGATACCTTTCGAGTTTCCAATTTGATCTACAATCAATGCTACTTCTCCCGAATCAGCTGTTGTACATGAAGACATTGCTAACAATGCTCCGAATAAGGCAATACTAAAGACTTTCTTCATCTTTTTTTTTAATTTTGTTTGTTATTTTGTCCATTAATTTCCATAGAAAATAGCCTGGGACAACTACAGGCCAAAATACTATTGTAAGAACTATATACCAGAATTCTGGTGTATCTGCCCATTCACGATATTTAGAAGTTTTAACCTTCTTTAACATCTCATCACTCCACTTTTTAATAGCAAAATAGGTAACTAAAAACGTAATAATTAAATAAATGATCATCATTCTTCTTCTTTTTTAGATTTAAATTCAGTGAACAGTTTCGTTTTTATAGTAAAATAAACAATTATAATTAAACAGGTTATTGAAACAGCACTCACAAAGAGATTTCCTTTATTGAGTGCCTTAAACAAATTCATTACTGAGAGCACAGCTCCAAATAATGATAATACACTTACGATTATTCTAAGTAGTAGTTTCATCTTCGTCAGTATTTATTTCCTCAAAAGGAATGTCAGTTATAGAATCCTCATATCCATAATGTTTAGCTATGGCATTAGTTAGTAATCCTGCATCAAGCATTTCGCTTTCAAACATATGGTCAATTACATCATAGAAGCTTGAGTCTTCTGTCCATACCCAGATTCTAAGATAACATACACCCACACTGATTTCAAAATCATTATGAGCTCTCATAGCTTTATACATATGAGGAAGATAATCAATGATTTGGTCTTTAACATCCCAACCTTCCTTCCATTTCTCATCATCTTGCAGAGTACCATCTTCATGTTTTTGTACATAGACTGGGTCCAGATGAGGTTTAGCTATTTCATATGGTAACATACATAAAAGAGCTGTTCTTTGTGCATTGAAAATATCAAATGAATCTTCAGATGCATGTCTTTCTAAAATTTCTTCGTTCGTTCTCACTGTTGTTTTTTTTTGGTTAATAAATTTACGTAACTTTGTTTAAAATCTAAATAAAATGAAAAAGCTAATCTTACTATTGATGTTTATGGTTGTTGCCTCTTGTGCAGTACACACTGAAGGCCCTATAAAATGTTATAACCACCATATTTGTGTGGGTGATTACTATGAGTATAACTCATATAAGGTATATATCCTAGCTGTTACCAATACTCGTATCCACATTAGATACATTAATAATAGAGAAGAATGGGTAAATGGTGATGACTTTGATAATCATGTAAGAGTAGTATACTCTCAACATAAAGATGTTCACGTATACAAGAATAAAAAAGAACGTGACAATGATAAAGAAGGTACTCAAGGACGAAAGAAAGTTAAAGATAACCCTGGTAAACATAAAGGTAATCCCCACTATTAATGGGGATTTTTTTTAACCCTAAAAACTCCTACTACCTTATTCTTCATGTCACCATAAACATAAGTAGTATTATATCTTCCACCAACTTTTTTCAATGTAATAGAAGTTCTTGGTTTTAATTGTACCCAATGATTCCAACATTGAGTTACCTTTAATACCTCTCTAACTCTAGCATTATACATCAAAAGATGGTCTCCAGTTTGCAAACTATTAAATTGTTCTCTAGTCATAATAAAAAGAATTAAAAACCTATGCTACTTCTTTAGCATAGGTTTTGATTTTACCATCTTCATATATCCTTACTTGTTTACCTCCTGAGTTTACACACAGTTTTCGAAGTTCACTACTATAAGACATTAAGCTAATAGCATTCACTTTATAAGGAAATGATTTGTATCCTACCTCATCTTGACCATCATTAATGATTAGAATTTCAGGTTTCTCTGCAGATAAGTCAATGTCAAGATTACATAACCTCTTTCTCTTAATTATCTCATCACTAATATGAGTCACAATTCTACCCATATCAGTGAATGAACCACAAGGATGATTAGAGAACTTTTTCCAGAATTCATTAACATCTTCCTCATTCTTAAGATGAGTAAAATGTAATTGATTAGGACTAGATACAAAGAAACTAAAGAAAATTTCAGCCTCTCCTTTTATAACATATCTAAATCTGTCAATCAATAGAGCATTTACCCATTTTTGCTTGTTCTCATAGTCCATACTACCAGAATAATCAACTATCAATATAATCTTCTGTTTTAACTCACTAGTCTTAACAGGAACATTAACAATTAGATTCTTAGTGAAGAACTTCTGATCAAAATTAGGAAATAACCTCTGATAAATCTCAATTCTCTGAAGCTGGTCATAATCTCTCATAACCTTCATCTTGAAATGATTAGAATTATCAACTTCTGTTTCTCCACATTCTTTTTCAACCTTGAATTGAGTACCAAGCTCTCCAATAATAGAAATCTTATCCAGAATTTCCAATTTGTTTTTACCACTCAAAGCATTCTTTTCAAGTTGATTGTTTAATACAGGATCAGCATAGTTCTCTCTTCTAAATCTGAAATATGTAGATTGATATTTATCTGCTTTATATTCACGCTTATGATTAGCAGCATCAGCATCTCTAATACGAGTGTTAACAGCTAAAGCTTGTTCTAAAGGACTAATTCCAGGAATAAAATCTTCATACACATTATCAATGATTGCTTTTCTTGCATTCCAAGCTTCTTCAGATAAACCAGAATCTTCTTGATTTTTGAACTTTTCAGCAATATAATCTTTGTCATCAATCATTTTTAGATAACAAGCTCTTGCTATTTCTTTAATTCTCCTAATATCCGTATCAGTCCAATAGTTAGTTTTAGCCCTAATCTCTGAAACAGTTGGAGTTACATAACTCTCAGGCTCTTTCACAAACAAATTAGAATTATCATCAACATTTGTACCTAGAAAAGAATCAAAAGAGAAAGTTGACCATCTTGTAGGAGTCCAAGCAAACTTAGGTTTAGCTTGTAAAGCATGATTATAAGTTTTCTCTCTATCAGCTTTTCTTTTCTCTCTCCAAGATACATGACTAGGATACTCAAACTTACTAGCATAGAAGTCACTATTAATGTCTTCAGATTCATCTAGTTCATTGTCAAAGTTCTTCCTAGCTTCATAACGATAAGAATTAGGTCCTGTCTTAATAGGACCCACTACTGCCCTTGGTGAGAACCAAGGTTTAGAACGCCCTCCCATAATTAGAAAGGATAGTCTTTATCATTTACTAAAGCATCTTTAAGCTGTTCAGCTTGTGCTTGTACTGAACCTATAACATCTACAATAGCAGCTCTCTGTTTCTTATTAAGAGATTTTGTTTCATGTTCTCTTACTTTAATTTCACAGTTTTGCTTTCTTTCAGAATTATTACCAATTTCATCAGAAATCTTTTTGACCATTAAAGCATGAGTAGCAGCTAAATCATCAGTTACCACAAAAGATTTAATTTTAGAATATGCACTATTAAGTGCTTTATAATCTTCTAAAAATATTCTCTTTTTATCAACAGTTCTATTATCATTTGCTGTTAACTTAGCAATTAGCTCTTCAACCTCAGCTCCTGCTTGTTTAAACTTAATAGTAGCTTCAAATTTCTTCAAAGAGTCCTTAATTAAGTTTGGTTTCTGCACAAATTCAGCAATAAACATTAAAGAATCTGGCCCACATACTTCAAAGATTTCATAACTATCTAAAGCAATCCTTGGACTGATAACTATACTATTCCTTGAATACTCCTGAAGAAGAAAAGGCATCATTGGGTCAATTTCTCCAAATCTTTTTTCAAGCAAAGTTCTATAAGCAGTTTCAGTGTAGTTATCCCACATCACATTCAATTCTAATGGAAATCTTTCCATTAAAGCTCTCAATGAATTATTCTTAGAAAACTCTGCTCTTGTTTTATTGGTACACCCAATAATAAGCTTAGTTTTAATCTTGAATACCTGAGTACCATTTCTGAAATACCCTGAAGATAAAATATCTTTCAATTGTTCTAACAAATGGTCTTGACCATCCATCATTTCCTCAAAGATTACATATTCATGGTTCATAAAACTATTCTCCACTAAATACTCAATCTTACCATCATTTTGAAGAACAGGAATATTCAATCCACCAAATAACCTATCAGCGGTCATACCTGTACCAAAAGTTAATACATAAGGAATAATTCCTTTCTCAACTAGAAAATCATAACTAAGCTCTGATTTTCCATGACCTCCTGGGCCATATAATATAACATTCTTTTCAGTCTTTAATGCAACATCAAGAATAGCCATAGCTTTATCCATAAAGACATACTTATCTGTTAGGACAAAATTTTCTTGTTCGATTTCTGAATTCGTCATTTTTTAAAATTTGTTGTTTTATTAATTGCTTTCTAATTTAAAAACTCTCCTCAATTGTATATGAGGAGAGTTTTATTTTATTTCATTCTTCCAATAAGAAGCATTCTCAAGTCACCTTGAAAAGAGCTAATGTTTTCTGGTTTTGCTTTCTCTTCATGATTATGAATAGGATGAGAACATTTCCACCTGTTTAAATCTTCAAGTTTAGGTACTGCAAATTCTGGTTCAGGCTGATAGTGTCTTGATACTTTTTTCCATCTATTAAATGGAGCATCAAGATCTGCACTAATATGTGATAACAACTCTGTTGAATCATTATCATATTCTATTACAGTATGTTTATCAAAACTAGCATCTTCTTCCTCAACCTCCCAAAAATCAGTAAACATTACTGCAAGAGGAGTACTTTTTTCAATATCAGAAGTACCAGCTGAAGAGCCTTTACCTGCATATATATAAACATGATCTCCAGGTTCTTCCATATTTTCATCTTCGTTCTCTAAGAACTCAACAAGAATAGTAGCTATGTGTTTATTTACATATATCTCATCACTATCTAATAAATCATCTGTCTTAGTAACAATCACAAGAGCTGCACATGCAGAAGGACTTACACCCATCCCATATTCAACAATATCAATTCCTTCAATACGGGATAAATTGGACTTGACATATTCAACATCAAGTCCACTAGCTAAGTTAGACTTAGCTAGATAGACTTTTTTGTTGCACATGCTTATTCAGTTACTGAAAAGAACTCTGCCTGAACTTCTTCAGCCACTCTAATTTCTACTTCCAACAACTCAAGTTGCATTGTTAAATCACACAACTTATCAACCCAAGCAACTGGATTGTAACTTTTATCTCCAGGACGCAATGAATCTTTAGTTTCAACAGACAAATCTGTTAAGTTTAAGATTTCATATTCAATTGAATCCTTTCTACGATTTAAAGATGTAAGCTTGTCCTCAAGGGCAGCTTTAGTTTTTTTGTAGATAAGCTCTGCTCTTTTGTCAAGTAATCCTTGACCGCTAGAAGCTAAAATCATTTGAAATTTTGGAGTTCCTGATGCATTTTGTAAATCTGACATAATAATGTGTTTTAAAATTAAATTTTTTTGTTCGATTAAATTTGTTTAAATGATAGTAGGTTAACTATATTTTAGATTGGTAAAAAAAGTAAGTAAGTAATAAATAAATAATTCTTATTCTAAGGTCCCATAATAGTGCGATTTAAAGGGTTAATAATTTACTCGAGTAATAGTATATCTCCAATGATAGTTTGAAGCTCTGTATTAGCTGCTATGGCTTTCTCAGTCATTTTAGCAACAATTTGTTCCTTCAATTTACTGTCATCTTTAATAAGCTTATGAATTTCATTTAGTTTATCATGAGCTTCTTTCCAAGCATCTCTATGCTCTGGAGTAATGACAATAATATCTTTGTGTTTATGAGGAATCTCATAACAATTATTATCCACAACCCAATGAAACCTATCTGCAAGTCTACTTTTTTCTTCTTCATCCATACCTGAAGCTCCTACATATACAGCTAAGCTTGGGAGATAAGTTATCTCCACATCTCTATTAACAGAACAATAAAAGCCTCTGTTAAAAGTATTCAAAATAATAGTAGTAGCTAACTCATCAATTGTTTGATTAAACTCTACTCTGAACTCCACATCTGGATTATAGATTCTGTTTATAGTATATATTGCTTCTCTAAGAGGAACAATATGTTCATTCTCTGCAATTCTTAGCTTAAGAGTTTCTTTTACCTTTAATCTATAAATCTCCTCTATATCATTAAGAATAGTTTTAAGATCAGGAATTCTTTCCTCTAATATTTTCTTCTGTTGAACCATCAACATTGTAACAATGTCCGTATTGGATATTGTTAGTACTGTTTGAACTGCTTTATTTTCTGTATTTTCCATAATTTAATAAGATTTCCAACCTGTTAGTTTTTCCCACCTCAATGAAAGTTGTTTGTATAGTTTTAAGTTATCGTTAGTAGGCTTTTCCATAGAGAAAATCAATAGCATTGATTCCTCTATCTTTCTAATCTCCTCAAGTTCCCTTGAGGAGAATAAATAGACACCTCTAGCCATACATTAGCCTTGTCCGTGTTCTTCTAGTAAACTTCTAGCATCATCATCTGACACTTCACGTACAGTGATAGTATCACCTTTAGCTTCTTTGACATACAACATTTGTCCTACCTCAATCTCAATATACTCATCACTCTCAGTAACAAATACTAGATTCTGAGTATCTCTACGAATTGGATTACAACTCAAAGCTACTCCTGCTGTAAATCCAGACACCAGTATTAATGAAAATACAACAAATGCCTTAACTGAAGTTAAATTTCTATTAAGCATCTGTTTTTGGTTTTTTCACCTCTCCATTAGAAGAAGCTTTGGACTTAATAGATTTAGCAGTAGAATCATGTTCCACTTTACTTAAAACAGCATCTTTGATGATATCCTCACCTGATTTACCAGATAATTCAGCTTCTTTCTCAGTTGCTGCATGAACAGCATCCATATACTCTTCAAAACTGCCATAATCATGAGGATTTAACTTAGCAAGAATATCTCTACTGGCTACATTTTTTGATACTTTGATACAGTCAGTTTTAATACCTAATGATTTAGATACAGCTCTAGCAATACGTTGCTCTGTTTTATCATCAATATCTTTTTCATTAAATGTAGAACCAGGAACTTTTGGAGTTACTGCATCCATTATTAATGGATAATGCTTTTCAATAACAGCATCCATCTCATCATCAATATTCAACTCTTTGTCAAATAGGAGCTCATAAGCACCCATAACCATTTGAGTACGATAGTGAAACTTAGCCATGTCCTTTGTGATTTTACTAACAGCTTTAGCAACTGTTTTAGCATCCTTACCACTAGTCAAAACTGCAGCCATTACATTTTGTGCTTGTACAAATTTTGAAGAATTTTTAATAGCCTCTTTCTTTAAAGCCTTTTTAGCTTTTTTCTGATTGCTTGCTGTGTGTTTTTTGAATAAACTCATTGTTTTAAATATAAAATTAATAATTGATTACACTCCTACATCATCTAAATCAAGTACACCAAAGGAATACTGACTCAATAATTCTTTAACTTCCTCATTAACCTTGTTACTATAGATTAAATCTATATTAACATAAGGATAATGCCTTACAACAGTACCTATTTTTGGAATTGTATCCAATAAATAAGCTAAGTGTAAGTCTTCGAGGGTATATATACCCATAACAATAAGAATGTTCTTAGTTCTCACTGTTATATAGAGGTCTTTTATAAGGGTTGATTTTTTCATCTTTTACTGGGTTATTAAACAAAAATAATTAGTTTAATTAGAAATTTTTCAGTATCTTTACTTACATTATTTGTGCTAAGCACAAGGAAAGTAAATTAAAGTATTGATTGCCTCACTATACACTACTTAGAGAAAATAAGAGATGTGAGGGTTGAATGTGAGAGCATTCTTAAGGGTTTTAAGGGTATGACGACTTTCAAGAAACAATTTAATTTCCCTCTCAATAAGAGAGTTTCTTACAAGATTGCAAATCTTGTAGGAAACCCTTTAATTCTTAAAATGAAAAAATAAATTAAAATTTAGAAATTATGTCAACAGTAAAATTTATCCCATGTGATGAGGATACTCAAACATATAGTTTTTGTAGAACTAACAAAAAAGCTAAACAAGTAGACTTAAATGTAAGTACTAAATTCAAGCCCAATACATTTAAGAAACTAAAGAAACAATAATATAGTACCTAAAAGTACTATTTATACCCAACAGGGACCTTAAAAAGTCATACCCACCTGTTGGGTATTTTTATTTCATACTCCTCATATCCATTTCAATCAGATAAGGATTAATAGTTCTCTACATCAATAATAATGTATCTCTTCTCATCAATAATCACATCTCCTACAATATCATGTACTCCCTTCTCAAGATACACACCCATTTCATGTGGTTCTACACATTGGCTAAAAGATTTTGTGCTATATCGCAAACAACCTATATTATTAATAAAAATATCAATGGCTTCTAAAGGAACTTGAACTGCTAGTAATCTATTCATAATACTATTCTTTAATGTATTTAAAATTCTCAGATAGCCACCTAGGAATCATAATATTGAACTTCTCTTTATTAAGAGACCAAATCTTACTCTTAGGTAACCAAACTTTACCATCATCAAACTCAACTAATAGAGCTTTATCAGTATCCTTATGGATAGCAATAAAGCTCATAATAATTGAATCATTGCTCTTTTTCATATAGTCATAAGCACTTATCTTATAGCCACTACCACCTGGATAATCATCAGGTGGTATATCATGACCAAAATCATCAGCATAACTCATTATTTCTCAGATTTTACTGCCATCATTATTCGTTTTATTCTAATGATTTCCTCATTAGCATCTAACTCTTTCTGTTCTTCTTCTGTAGGAATACGAACATCAAAACAATCTTTAGTAACAACATAAATAAGAGTACTTATACAATTAATACAGATACTTATATCATTATTTTTAGGAAGATGATTATGATTTGTACCAGTATGACAATCAAGAGTATGATTACAAACAGGACAATGTGGTACATTATCCTGTTTTATTGCTATTACTTTTTTCATAATAATTCTCTTTTAAAGATATAATAATGCTCATAATAAAGAGTATTATCTTCTTCATGAGTAACAGTATTATGAGAAACTAGTTCCCATCCTCCTGCTCCTAAGTTATTTAGCCTGTCTGAGTCAACAAACTTTGCTGACTCTACAGATAGATATTCAAATTTTTTCATTTGTTTTATTTTTTACAATTAGTCTTAAAGCTTCCTGTAATCCTAGTTCTAATGCACATTCATAAGTATCATATAATTGAGAAATATCTCCACTTTGAACTTTGACTACATTATCTTTTTTAAATCCTATTTGATAATAAAATTTATCTTGGACATCATACCACCAAACTACTATATGAATATTATAAACTTCTCTCAACCATTGTTGTACTACTGATTGAGAAGGTGCTGATAAATAATTCTCAGTCAAATTATGATCTGTATAATCCTCTATTAATCCATTAATCAAACTCCTATCACTTATTCTATAGTGCATATTAGATTTATAACCTATAAAACCTATTTCTCTAATAGTTAAAGCTGTGTCAAAACTTACTCGCTGTTCTGTCATATTACTCATAACAGTTATCTAGTAGTTGGTCCATAGTTTCATCATCAAGAGGTGGAATAGAAAGAATATCAATAACATCCTTCTCTAATTCCATTATCATAGTGTATAAAGATTCCTTAGATGGAACCTTTTTAGTACCCATAGATTGATACATATGCACTGTTTTACCATCAGAAACAATATCGCCCACTGATGTAGACCTCTTACCTAGTTTAGCATATGCAGGATTAAAGTTATTCTGGCTCAAATAAAAGCTTCTAACTAAGTTCTCGCTCTTAATAGAGCCTATAAATTCATAAGTGTAGCCCTCTAGACTACACTCATGATTCATATTACCACCCACTGGATGATAAATATTAAATTGTTTTAGCTGTGTTTCCATGTATATTAATTTAAAGATATTATAGGAATGTCATTGAATTCTGCCATATCCATAATATGATTTAACTCCTTAGGAGTAACAATCTTGTCTTCTTCTTCAACATGAAGGTGATATTGTATTTCACCTTTAGGATTAGAAGCAGCACTCCAAAATACTATTGTACTGACTGAATTCATAATTGTTTGTTTTTGTTGTTGTTGTTTTTTACTAATTGATAAACAATATCTGTCCCACTTGATACAATGTGTTACTATAATAAATAAAATATGTATTTTTGTGTGTCATACGATATTTATATTTACCATGTGGACTATCAACTTTCCAAGCCCACTCTACAGAATATGGTGCATCAGTTATCCTGTATGCATTACAAGAGGATAATAATACTATCATTCCTAATAAGATAATTTTTTTCATAATTTAAAATCTTCTATTAATAAATCTTCTCTTTCTTTTTGAACCATACCTGAAGCATCACTTTTCTCTTGTTCAAGACATTTATTCATCCAAGTAATTCTCTCTAATACATCCATAGTACATTCTCCTGTATAACAGTTGAAAGTAAGAGATTCTCCATCATTGAACACTACTGAAATTACAGGAGTAGCCCATTTACTTTGATGAATACCACAGATTTTAAGCTCATCACCATCTTCATAGGTCTCAAGTTTCTTCTTAGTATATTTACCATCATAGAATACTCTCTCAGCAGTAAAGAACCAAGCTTCATGCATACCCATAAAAGCAGAATGCAAGTTACCAAGACTACAGTATGTATCTATAATCTTCTTAGCCAAAGCATAATCATAAGCCCTCATGTTATATGGGCCCAAAGATTATACGTAACATACACATAGCAAACACTGTAATAATTACAGTTTGAACTATAATAGAGGTCTTTTTACCCTTATATAAATTAAGGATATCCTCTCTAAGAGTTAGTCTCTCAAGACTACTCAATGTACCATAGCTGTATAACAGCTTTTTTAATTCTTTTTCCATGATAATAACGATTTAATAAATTTTACAAATTTTTGAAACCTAGTTAATGATATGACAGGTTTTTGAACAGTTAGGTTATATCTTACTACCTCATCATTACGAGTAATACCCCTCAATACAAAACTATAATTAAGTTGTTCTAAATGTTTCTTAGAAACATATACTCTACCTTCCTTAATACCTAATAAAGTCCAATGATAATCAAGAATAGTTAGTTCTTCAATAGTCATCATAACTATATGATCACATACTATCTCAATAAAACAACCACCTGTTTCAATATGTTCCATAACATTAGTCACTTTGATATAAGGTTTAGCAGGTATTGTATAACCCACATCACTCATAAGATTCTTATAAGCAGTGTTGATAGACATAAACTCAAGAGTCTTAATAGGATCATTATCATTCACATCTGGATGACAAGCCCTTGCTAATCTTCTATAAGCCTTTTTAATCTCCTCCTTACTAGCATTATGAGGAACCTGTAATATTTGATAATTAGTCATAACACTACTTTAATTTGAGTTTATCTAATAGCTCATCAACTAATTGTTGATTACCTGATTCAACAGCCTCTCTAAGTTGTTCTTCTACATTCTCTTCCTCATTACTATCACTCTTCTCCTTAACAAATCTAATGGCATTAGCCCAATGTATACCATCAGGAGCACTATAAGCTCCACATACACATTCAGTTCCTACAGCTGGATTAGGACTAACCAAACCTACATCTAATGATACACAACCACAATTACAATGATGAACATCATTTACATGATATTTAAGATTTAATCTTAATGCTGGAGAATGTGTTATTTTCTTACCAACATTATCTGAATAACCATCCAATCTACCCACTTTAATACAAAGAGCAGTATCTCCTGCTTTCCAATTCATAACTATTTATTTTTTAATTGATCCCTAATTACACTAGCTAATTCATAATTCTCTTCTTTAACAGCCTCATTAAGATGCTCTTCAGTATATTCTTTTCTAAATCTTGCAGAGTTACACCAATGAACACCTATATCATTAGAAAGCTGCCCACAACCACATCTAGTTATTATATCATCTGCTCCTAAACCAACATCAAGAGTTACTCTTCCACATTTACTACAAGTTCTTACACCTGCAACAATATATTTATGATCTAATCTCAATTGAGGTGGACTACCACTACTAAGATGAATATCAATACGACTAACATCTACACATATAGCCACATCTCCTATTTTCCAGCTGTTCATGGTATCATATGTTTAATTTGTAAAAAATCCTTAAACACCTCTCCTGTATCTGCAAGAGGATCTTTTTCTTGTGCTCCTCTTAAATAACCAGCAAAGAAGAACAAATGATTCTCAGTAAACATTAATGCAGCTTGAGCTTTAGTACCATCAATAAAACTTTGTCTATCTGCTTTAGTATTACCAATAGCTTCATTATGTTCATCCCATCTTTCAAGGGCTTCATCTATAGTTTTATCTGTTACCATAAATTCAGCTTTATTTTCTTTAAACCAATCTTCAAAAATAGTCTCATCTCTATTTTTAAAAGGCTCTATTGCATAAACTGATTCTTCTTCTGAAGCATCAGTAAATCCATATTGATATCCACTATCAAAGCCATATTCCATAGCTTCTTTTAACTCTTCCTTAGTATACAATTTACCTTCCATAACTATTTTTTTCTAGATTTTTTTGATTTACTTTTAAAAGGCACAAATGATACATGATTATCACTTGAATAACTATTCTTTCCACTCTTATCTCTCTCATAAGGTGGCATACCATTCTTTGAAATTTTTGATCTTCCCATTACTATTCAATTATTAGTTTAACTTTTCTTACTCTCAACCTAAGTTGTTGTTCTGGAGTATCAATTCCACCCCAAAACATTTCCCCACTACCCACTATAAAAGCTTCAATAGCTCCTTCAGATGTACGATATTCTGTTTTAAGACCCAATGTACCTTTATATAAAAATAAACTCCCTGGAAGCAAATCCTCAAGAGTTACCCAACACTTTGTTTTTTTAAGTACCATATTACTTGGCTTTATAAACATATAATGTATCTATTACATTATTATGAACTGTTAATTCAATCTCTGGAACTATAAGTTCAGATGATTTAATTTTACCACTAAACATAACAGATATAGTAATTATACCTCCTACTATCATTCCCAATATAAAAATAATACTACGTTCCATACACTTTAAAATTAAAAGAGAGTGCTATTAACACTCTCTTAGTTTACAATGAATTAAGTTTAAAAAGGTAATATATCAGAAGATTTACACTCAAAAATCTTGCAAATAGCTTCTAAATTTTGAAGTGTTAAATTTTGTTTTCCCTTTTCTATATTAGAAATTGAACTTCTATTTATCTTTAACTTATTAGCTAAATCTCCTTGAGAATAATTTTTAGATTTTCTCAACCTCTTAATTTTAATACTAATATATTCTTCAACTGAGACATCAACTAGTTTAGTTTCCTTTACAAAAACATCTGTTTCCAATACATATGCCATAATTACAATGAATTAAGTTTAACTCTTACTCGTACCTTCTTATCCAAATATAGATTGAAGTGTAAACCATCATCCACAAAATAATACTTAGATTGTTTCAAATGATTCTTCTCTAAATACTCTCTAAGCTCTTCATTAAGAGCCATATGAGAGATAGTTGCAATATTCTTATAGATTATCTCTATGCCTGTTTTAGCTTCTATTACCATAGCTTAATAACTTATTACTTTTTGTATAAGAAATATAATAGCTATTATAGTACCAATAAATACTACTGCTGCTAATAGACTATCCACAATCATCAACCATTTCCATTTAGGATTAGCTTCTAAATAGTCATGAAATCTATCATAACCTGCTTTATTACTTAATATTTTATGATAAGCCCATAAGAATATCAATACAGCTATAGCTATGCATACTAACGATTCAATTACCATAATTTCCAATTTTTAAAGTTGTTATAAACATATGACAAAATTACGGAAAGTATTATTCCTATCCCACCATAAATATGATTACCATCAACCATTATACCACTCAAAAATACTATGAGTGATATAAGGAGTAATAGTCTAAAGAAGATATTCATAGACTATAGATTTTTGAATTAAATCTAAGAGGTTCTATTTTAATTAAGAGCTCTCCTGATGTTATATCAATAGCAATACCACGTTCAGCCAATAATTTATTAGGTAGTGAATGATGAAGATCTACAAATATTTTAACAGCATCTTCAGCTGCTCTCATACTACCATAATAACGTTCATGAGGATATGATAAAGGTATACTGTCAGAATTTAGACAGTATACCACTCTATATATATTTCTCATGATAAATTACTCCTAATACCCATTAGAACTACTCTCGTATTCAAGTTCAGTATATTCATACTCTTCGTCTTTTAAAATGTTAGAATAATATTCTCTCTCTTCGGGGATTAATACATTATCTAAGAACCCATCAACAGTAAATCCACCCTCATAGAGCGTAATAAGGTCCATACAACGAGTAATATACCCTACAAGGATACAATCATCATCTGGACCATCCATGCCCTCTAAAATGGCTTTAAATAACTTGCTAACTTCTTCTTTAATAATTGAATGTAGGTGATTCATTTTAATAATTTTTTGTTTGTGTTTTTTAATTGTTTTTTAATAGTAAGCAGTTTAAACACATGCTTAGGTATTAGAACTAATCTGTAGATGGATTCATCTCTTGATCAGAAATTCCTGACGTATTGATAATTTGTAAATCTCCTTCTGAAATAACAGTCATCTGTTTTTCATATTCTTTAGAACATAATTCCCATTCAAATAATGACATAGAAAATCTATTAACTCCATATTCCACTTTGACTTTATATATCTCAGTTTCAACAGAATTCCAATCACTATTATCTTCTTTATACCATCTATACTTGGGAATAAAATAATATACTTTATCTCTCCACCTATCAAATGAAGTAAAAGTCATTATTTCATTCTGAGAATTAATAGCTTTATGAGGAATCTCAGGAGCAATATATTTATTATCTATTAAATCAAATGCAACTATTGGATTTACTGAATTATGAATTAATTCATGCAATATATCTAATCTAATTTTTACTTTAGGCATAACTATTCGTGTGATTTTTTATTATCTCGTTCAACATCTTTTTGAGGTTTTGCCACACTCTTAACTCTCAACATTTGCATAACCGCTTGAGTTTTGGCTAAATATTTAACATGTTCAAGAGCCATTATTGCTAACTCTTCAGGAGAACATCTATTAATCATATTCTCAAGCACTTGACTAAGACCTAATTCACTTTCTAATTCCTCAGCAACTGTTTGTTTAATCTTACTATCTAGTATAACATCATCTTCATGAGTCATACCTGTTGCTTCACCAAATGTTTTTGCACTGTGATTAAATGTAAATTTCATAGCTCTAATATTAAAGTTCTACAAAATCATATCCACTTTCATAGATAAGAACCTCATCAGTGTGTGGTAATATAATTACCAAATCATCAATTTCCACACCCTCAACAATCTTGTTGTCAATTGTACCCTGTACAAATTCAACCTCTGCTGTATTCTGAGGCATTACATAATCCTCACTAATTCTAGATATAAATGTATATCTCCCATTTACTCCAACTCTACTGCTTAACAAAACTTTTTTCATGTTGTTTAATTTTAAATTATTATTTGTGTTTTACACCTAAAACTTATAGTTCGCTAGTTGTATTAGTAGAATTACCATACTATAAGAAACTGGTGTGCTCAACATCTTGCAAGGTTATTGAGTTTTTTAAACATGGCTCTCATTGGGACTTAGTGTACACGAATTACCAAATATGAGCCATATACTTATTTACTATTGATAATAGTACAAATAATATTCCTTTTGAATTTATCATAGTTATTATTCTTTAGCAACAATTAATAATGCTCTAAGCATAGGCTCTTTTTGAGCTGCATGAACATTTTGTATTTTATTTTCCATCCAATCAATAAAATCTCGCATTCTTTCAAGTGAATTCATAATAATATAAATTAAATTAAACAATTAATTAAAAACCATCCCAATATTTATCACAAAAACATATAATAGTATATATAATAATAAGTGCTATATATCCTCCATGAAGTATAAAAAGTATAACAGTATAGTCTTTAAGATTTTCTGGATAAACTACTTCAGCTTTATGTTCTTTCCAACGTTTTCTTAAATCCTTAATAGAAAGAAATAACCACCATAAATATATTATGATGGCTATAGGTATAACAATATACTTCATAACTAATCAGCATCTTCAGGATGTAATATCTCATGTATTTCTCCTGATGTTTCATCAAAGACAGTATAATCTCCTTCACATACATATAATGCATATTTATTGAAAGAGCCAAATGTCTCTTGTATTTCACTACTACGCTCATATTGAGCTTTTAAATCCTTTAAAAGTATAATTCCGTGCATAATTTAATAATTTGAGGTAAAACAATAATAAATGTACTGGCCACTCTGTATAAATAATCAATAAATACAAATAATGGTTAACTAACCCGATGAGTGACCAGCCATTTAATCCTTTTGTTTGTTTATGTCATTAAACGAAATAGCAAGAGAGTAACAGCTAAATTACTCTCTAAACTACTCCTAAAAAACAACACAAAAATCAAACAAACCTGCATAATATAGACCAATTAAATTTCCGATAAAATCATCTATATATGCAGGAAGTATTTTTAATTCTCTTCTGAGAAATATAAAACCAATAATACAAGACATATTATTATTGACATAACAATAAGCCATGAAATACGACTATTATACTTAATACAATAATCAATTATCATATGTCCAATCATTAATATTGCAAATATTCTAACAAATACTCTCATGATATTTCTTTATTACTAAATAATAATATACCATAGAGTTCATTCTCTTCTGGTATTGCTTTAGGTAACAACATAAATGCATCAACAGTTATTTCACCATTCAACAATTTACATATATCAGCAATAGTATTATGAGCTAATAAAGCAGAAGTAATTTCCTCTTTATGTAACCATTCATATTGTTTCTTAATGGTTTTATTCAACATCCAAACCATATTCTTTCTCTGAATTTCATTCATAATATTTAAATTACAAAATTACTTGAGACCAACATAATAGCAAATAAATGCTTTTCATCAGGAGTATTAGCATAAGTTTTAATAAACTCTTCTACACCAATAATATCATTTAACAATAACATTATACCATGAACAGTATTATTAGCTGCTTTAACAGACTCTTCATTATTACCATCTATTAACCATTGATTTTGTTTATCCATTAATGCTAATGCAAATTTTAGGAAGTTCTTTACCTGTATTTCATTTAATTCCTTCATAATGCTATACAGTTTCAGGTTCAACTTTTACTACATTTCTACTCAATCTTCTACTAGATAATCTTTCAGACTTTTGAACAATATTCAATATTCTAATACAAGACATCTGTTTCTCATTAGTACTCCATACTAAATATCCTAATTTTATATGTTTTCTAGCCATTATTTTATTTGTTTGTTTGTTGTTGTTATTTGTTTTTTAATCCTTGTAACCCAATGAATATACTATTATCATAAGTATATAAAGGAATAATCTAACTTAAACTATTCCTCATATACACCTAAATAATATATTCTAATTCTTTGATGATAATGAATCATCACACCCTACAAAAAATATCATTAAAAGAGTAACAATATACCCAATTAACCCTAATAATGCACCAGCATGATATCCTAACCAATTAGATATACTACCACCTATCCAGATAATAAGTACAATAACTATAAACTTCTTCATATTTTATCATTTAAAGCAATGATCCTCCCAATAAATATAAAATCCTCAGGAGTTACATTATTATTATGATTAATAATTAAAGAATAAACAGAATCTTGACTACTCTTAAATGTATAAGAAGCAATAGCCTTAGTACTAATATTAATAAAACTACTTATCTTATTAACATTGTCTAAATGAATAGTTTTCAATGGTATTACAATTGTCTTCCCCATAATATAATTGTTTGTTATTCCTTTATTTCACTAAGAAATAGTATGTATATAAAGGAAAAATATACATACTATCTATTTCTTTTTTTAAACCTTAATAAGAGGAAACATTTTCACATTTTGTACTCTCATACAACTAGATAAAGCATCAAAATCATTATTATCTATAGATACAAGATTATTATCAATTTGAGTAAAATGTTGTTTATTCATCCTACATATTGTATCAATATCATAAGGTTTACCAGATAATCTATATATTGTTCTCCCTTTAGATAATTCTAATTCTATTTCTTTATCAATAGTTTCCTGTTTTATCTTTAATAGTAATTGTCTAGACATAATGCTATATAATTTTAAATGATTTCATTGTTTATTGTACTTTTAATAAGACAAATATTAGTTGTGATGTGTATCTCAACACTTTTCTCCTACCCATTTTATTGCGAATAAGTTAATGTGCTCGCCGTAGAAAGTTTAATTTATTACATTATTCTCAATAATTCATCTTATTTACTAAGAATAATGCAATAAATGCCTATTTAGATAATTGTACCTATATATATAGGTATAACTTTAGTCTTTGAATGAAGTTTTTGGGGAATGCCCCACCCATTTATCCCACCTCTTATATATGAAGACAATGCTGTTATAAAACAGCAAAGTCTTCAAATTTCTCAGCACTAATCTCTTCAGGTTTAACCATATCTTGCCAACCAGTAGCTGGTAAACTTAACCACAAAGTATCTTCCTCAGCACCAGTAATTCTACTACGTAGCACTGGTAAAGTAATCATTTGTGCTTTAGTAATTTTACCTTCTCTAAATAACCTGTTAACAGTTGCAGTAGTAACTACAGTGCTAACTTGTTCTTTATCATTTTTAAACATTACAACAACACGCTTGTCAACGTTCTTAGTAACAAATAATGTTTTACAGCCTTTAAATAGTTCAAAAGCTTTACCCAATTCTTGCATGTTATTATTATTAACAGCATCTTTCCAAATAATCAATTCTGTTTGCATCGTTATAAAATTTAAGGTTATAAATTGTTTGTCGGGGGGCATTCCCACTCCCCAATTTCTGGGTGGGGTTGGAATTGGAGGTAGTCACCCATCTCGTTCCCACAAACAATTTTCAAAAAAAAAAAATAATTAAACTCATTATTTTTCATACCTTTGTTATAATCAATTACATTATGGAAACAGTGACTATACAAAAATTAGAAAAGATCAGCCAGGACAATTTTCATGTGGCACAGTGCTATTACAGCATTCTTTCCACAATAAACAATCTACACCTGACTGAGAGAGAAATTCAGCTCATTGCTTTTTCAACCATTAGGGGGAGTATTTCCTATGCTACAGTAAGAGAGGAATTTTGTTCTAAGTATCATTCATCTTTTCCTACTATTAATAATATAATCTCGAAGCTTAAAAAACTTCACATATTTATTAAGAAGGGGAAACAGATTATTGTTAATCCAATGATTGTACTTGACTTTTCCAAACCTCTTATTTTACAGATAACGCTAACGATGAACAACAATGATAAACAAGCAGCCAATAAGCATGCCTTTGAAAGAGCATTTGATCAAGCAGTTGAGTCTGAAGTTGAACATTCCTGAGAAGATCCTCACCTCTGTTATTAATTTTCAGTTCACAGAAGCATTAAATGCTACCACTCATCACAACAGTATTGAGTTGTCAGGATTTGGAAAGTTTGTGTTCAGCCAAACAAAAGCCCACAAACAAATGGAGAAATATAATGCCCAGTTGAAAGCTTATAATATACTCTTAAATGATCCTTTATCCCCTGAGGAACTCATTAGGAATACATTACTTCGTATTAACACAACTAATAAGAACATAGAACATTTAAAACCAAAACTAAAATGAGCCTAAGACAAATTTATGAAGGGTGGAAGAATCACCTACTCCCTGATGAGTATATGAAGGATGTTATTCAGCAAGTATCTGATGAAAGGTTGGCCATATGTAGAGCTTGTCCTTTTAATTCCCTTAATGCTGTCAATTATCACACCATACGTACAGATGAACATTGCACAGATTGTGGATGTAGCCTTATCCCTAAATCGAAATGTCTTTCTTGCTCTTGCCCCCAAGATAAATGGGGACCTGTTGTTACTCCAGAACAAGAAAAAGAAATAGACAGAAATGATGAAAAAGAGATTTAAAGTTGAAAAGTTAGAATTAGATAGCTTAATTAACTTGTTGATAGAGCTATATGACAGTGGTGTAGACTATATTGATTTATTCTCTGATAATAAGGAGGTAGGTCAGGATAAATTAATCATACAAACAAGGGATGAATATATGAATCCTGAATGGGTAGCTAAGAACGCTAAGATTAAAAGACTTCCTGCACCAGAAGATACAAAATTAACAGACGAAAGTCTAAACGATTTAATATGACAGTAAGAAAGAACAACTATATAAATACAGAACTTGATTGGGCAGAAAAACAATTGTCTTCCTGGAAGCAATATGTTAATGATAATCCTATGCATGAACTGAAAGATAGAATAGAATGGAAACCCACAGCGAAAGGAGGGTTGCTACCAATGGTAATAGCAAGCATAGAGGCCCAAGGAAAGTTTATACAGGAAACAATGAAAAACTATCTTGCTCTTCTAGAAGTGGTAGATAAACTGAGAGAGAAAGATGAAGTTAAAAAAGAAGCAAGAGGTTCATCTACTGTTCCTCATAGAATGCAATAACTACATGAAAAAATTAGACTTCAATATTCCTATATACTATGCTAAAGTCACTTTAATCATTACAGATGATTATAAGGAGATAGAAAGATTATATGATGTAAAGGTAGGAGATAGACCTTATGAAGGATTCTCTTTTGATGTGGAAGGTGAAGATGAATATGTTATAGTAATCAGTAATATAAATTGGTCTATTATCTCTCATGAAGTTGTTCATGTTGTCAATATGATATTTTCACAATGCCACATTGAACTGGACCTTAAGAATGATGAACCTCAAGCTTATCTAACTGGATATATTATAAAACAGATAGAGGGTTTTCTAAAAGAAAACAACAATAATGGAAATTAAATCAACAGAGTTCTTCAAGAACATAAAGAATTTACCTCCACCAGGAACAGATGAATTTAAACAACTCATCAAGTGGGAAGAGGAGAAAATAAAGGGAGGTGTTAATATAAATGGAGTCCATATATCTGGATGGTTATATTGGCACCTTAATCATTGGTGGAT